TGGGTTCTCACAATATAACGATGTTTACTACTATCTTGTTTTTTTGGTTGTTCGATAATAGGTCGAACTTCCACTTTATTCTTTACTTTAGGTAATTGTATACCATCTTTAGAAAGGTACATTTGACGTCGTTGAAGTTTCTTTTCATTACGACGTTCTTGTGCCAGTTTAAAATGCTCGAGATCTTTTAATGTCTTTTGTTTCTGAGTAAGTTCTACTTGTTGGAGTTTCTCCATACGAGCTTTACGTTTCTCAGCAAGCATACTTAAACGCTCTTGCTCTGATTTAGCTCTTTTCTCCTGTCGTGCTTGATACGCTTTAGGATCTGCTGCAATTTCAGAAGCTTGTCTTTGCATTTCTGCTTTATAGGCTAAATAACCAGCTTTTCTAGCTTCTGCTGCTACTTTTTCTCTCTCTTCTTTTGTTGTATGTTTTATTTTATCCTTAATTTCCTTATGATGAATAAGCTTAATTGCACGCTTTTTATTACGTTCAATTCGCTCTTCTTTAGTAAGTTTCTGTTGCTTAGGATTAAAGTCTTCAAACTTTATTTCCATAGCAATCATTTTTTCATTATGTTTTTTCTCGATCTCTTTATCGATAGCTTTTTGCTTTTTAGAAGTGTCCTTAGTAGGAATACTAGTATGAATCTGGATAAGCTTCTTTGCTTTTTCTTCCCGTTTCTTTAAAGCTGCCTCTTTACGCTTTTTAGCAGCTTCTGCTTTAAGTTCTTCTTTTCTAGTCTCCCAAGCTTTCTCTTGTTCTTCTTTAGCAATTGCTTTACTAAGAATACGATCAGCAAGTGCATTTGCATTTGCAATAATTTTCTCTTTAAGTGCTTTTACTTTATCTAAAGAGGATATTTTCTTTTCTGTAGATTTGATATCTTTAGTTTTCATAAATTTTGATAATTTTAATGTTAGTAAATAAGTTTTCGAGACTTGTGATTCGTCCGGGATTCGAACCCGACTTGCCAAACTCTTGTTCCTACTTAAAGGGAGCGACAAATCTTCCTTTTTATGCTGCCAAATACATGTATGCTCCGCTAGTATCTAACTCAGCTGCATCATTAAAGTCAGCAAGTTTCTTTTTTAAGCCATTAATCTCCAATTGAAGATTATTACGAAGTTTGTTTAGATAATCACGAGTAAGTTCCTCATTCTGCTTAAGATTCTTCTTACCCTTCTTCATCTTTAGGGTAGGATTAATCGTTGACTTCTCAATAATAATGCCTAATTGAACAAACTGTTCATTTTTCTCTGATAACTCAAAGATAATAGGATAAATACTATCTTTCGGAAAATCGCTACGTGATTTAAAACCGATATTGATACAAAACTGATCTAGCTTTGTCTGAATACGATCTATAGCTTTTTTATTAATATCATCTAATAATGCTTTCATATCATAATGACGTTTGAACCCATTCTCAACTAAGTTCTCTGTTCGAATGATCATCCAGTTATTAGTAATATCTTTATTTAACTTCTCTAGCTTTGCCTTAATTTCTGTTGATTTAATTTTCATATACAAATTGATTTTAAATTGTTAAACATCTATTTATATACTTGAATTATCAACTACCTGTGAGGGCGTATTCATCATCGATAATGACATCCTCTTCTTATTCTCGAGGCTAGCCAACCCACTTAGCATGTTATTATACATACCGTATTACGCCCATGTTATGGTAGAGAAATTAACTCATCTCTTTCTCTACCAGGAAATATCTTGAGTAATGTGTAATATCTATTCATCATTCATCACAGAATATAATTACCATTACTTATGATTTTCGATTTTATGGACGACGGAATAATACTTGCGATGGATTTGAAAAATCCACTACAACAGCTTGACCAGAATTGTCTTTTACTAATACTCCATTTATTAAAACATTTTTTCGATTAGGAACTCCTTTCTCAACTGTAGAGTTCTCTTCAGTCATTGTTTTAATATCTGAAGCTAATACAAAACGATACGCAACAAAAATAGCGGAAATAGCCAAGCTATAATTTCCGTCTTTATAATAATTTGAGAAACGATCACACATATCTTTATATGCATCATCATTTCGACCACTACCCATACCGGTTATTATCTTAATTAATCTAAGACAAATTGTCTCTGGATTAAGTACATACTCTCCACCAAATAGACGATTTAACCATGAAATACTTGTTTTACCAAGTGTTATTGATCCATCTTTATTAATTTTCTTATATTTCGCTACTTGCTTTTCATCTGTAAGTAGCAATTGATCTACAAGAATAGGATCACTAAACATATAAGTTAAATCTCTAAATGCCCACGGACTTATAGTAAATCCCTGCTCGGACATAGTAATTAGATATTAACGTCAATACCTAACTCTTTCATCCGAGTCCGACAAGCTGTAGCCTCAAGCTCATTTGCTTCGGCTAAAGTTCCACAGAACTTCATCTGAGCATTCAGGAAGCTCTGAAGTACATTCTTCTCATCCCGGTTAAGAGCCATAACTTCCGGTACTAATTTAACATAATCTACAAAGATAGTAATTTCTTCTTTGTTAGACCGTTCATACTTCTCAATCGCTGCTTTAACAGTAGAAGCTGATGGTACTGGAATAACTTTAGTAATGTCGTCAATGTTGGCGATATCTAGCCGTAATTTCGGATCTTTATTGAACTGAACTTTACGTTCGTTACTCATTGATTCTACTAACTCGACTGAAGTTACCTCTATCGGTCGAATTGAATACAAATAAATAGGCCGACTTAAAGTCAATGCACCATTCTTTTTATCTTCTGAATAATTTGTATCTACTGGGTTCCGTTCTACTACTAAAATATATTTACCCAGAGTTGCGCCACATTGTGCGGCATTAATACGCATATAATCCATAATTTGTTTCCTCCTTGATTTCGTGGTTGATTCCACCAACGAAACATTTTAAATTGTTTTAAAGATTAATAAACTCAAATAAAATAAAAAGAACTTCTTTACTGGAGTATTTCCTAAATAGGGGATGTTGTTGCCCAGGTGCCTGTTATCTTATCGCCTACGTCAATTCAATGACTACTCCTTGAAATTATTCTTTATACTTGATAAGCTTATTGGATTCTATTTCACTCTGTAATTCTGCTATTGCTATTACTCTAGCACTCCATAGAGACACATTTAAATAGATACTTCCTCTTCTTAAATGACACTTTTTCATCTAGTGCATTATGGAACTAGTCTTACTCTAGAATTATCCAATTATACTTTTCATATTAACTAATGAAGGTTCGTGTCATGACTAACTGTCCCTTACGCTTGCCCAACATCAGACTAATGAGATCTTACGACATTAATTAATAAGTCACAAGATCAATACGTTTTTTACTATCTTCTACCGCTGTATATTGATAGGGATATGCACATGCTACTGTTCTTATACATTTCTAGGCTTCTCTAGCAAACGTTATATCTTTGTCAATACAAATATACTATTATTAGTATGTGTGTCTTAAATTGGCTTAAACACACTGATAAGATATAATAAACCACATAGGATTACTTTATCGAATATTCCACATATACGGTCGTTTTAGGAACGTTACCAAACCCAACACTTCTAGTCTTTTCACCCTAAAGTGGTTGCCACTCTATTCTTTCATATGCAGTATACTGCCCATATGACCTTTTCGAGGATTTTTCTGTTTTACAAGCTCGAATATTGAGGACTTTCACCTACTTTCCATTTACTCTTACTTATAAATAGGTCTATAAGTATTAGTTCATTTTCAGTCACTCTTAAAGATTTATAAGTTTCAATGAAACGCTTTATACCGATCATATGATTTATCATCATACTCTGGTATTCATGCACGAAGCAATAACGGTTGGCTTGTTGAGGGCGCAGTCAGAAAATGGTTTATCTTATCCTACAAATGATAGACTTTTCCTAGCGAGGACTTCCTCAAATTTATTTTAACTCGGGATTTTGGCCCCTACGGTATTAAACATGTTAATAATCTCTAATATTCTTTATTTAAGAGGAAATATGACTCTCGGGCCAGTGGTGAGTCGTTGGACTCAGTAGCTCCATGTTAGTGGACTTGAACTTAGCCCATTGACTTTACAAAAGCCCTACTTTCGTTATATATTTTAAAGAAAGCATACTAAACTTTGCAGGTTTCTCGGATATCAACCGACGGACTCTGTTAGCCGACGTCAAAAACTTTGTATTAGGTAAGTCAGACCTGTTTTAGATATATACAGTGTTACCGTATTACAATCTTGCCAAGAGTTGTTCTAAAACTTGGATTAACGTTTTGGTACGCTTCACCAAACCTCTGCGTTTCCATTTATTATCGTGATATAACTCATGCAGTAAACACAATCACGTTGATATTAATAGTTCTATAAAGTATAGGTTTGGCACCTAATCCGGATAATCTGTCATACGTATCCATAGAAAATAAGTCTCGAATTTATTTCTACTTTCCCAGTATGGATCATAGCCACTCAGCCATATGAATCTTTAGTAATAACACCAACTGTTGACCTTTACTTCTAAGAATAAAAGCTGTAGTAATTGATTCTACTTTCTTCAGATTCGTAGCACCTTATAGCACCCTCTATTAAATATCTAATCTCCTTCATAACTATACTTTCCCTATATTCTTTCATATAGGTGTTTCAGCACTAATATAGTGAACACTAAGATGGCAAATTTATTTAACCTATCCAAATTAATTAAAGTGGATTCAGTAAGGTAGCTTTGGACACTACCCGGAACTTAGTCAGTTCTTTGTTGAGTAATTCTATCACCCTTTGTAATAGTTGCAGTTGCTGTTTAAAGTCCCTTCTTGATTTCAGGATTGGTTTCCTCCACGGACTTCTAATGAAGTTTACTATTGTCTTTACTCTAAGACTTAATAATTGCATTGTCACCTACAATTATTAATAGCTGCTGAAGCAGACTCCATATATCGTTTATCTTCTATGTTTCCCTACTTTATCGGTAAGCATATCGAAGTGTCTTCTCTTAGTATATTCACCAGACGGTTCTCAATACCTATAGAATGGATTGATATCTACACTATTCCATTTTCTTATTAACTTTTCTAGAGTAAAAGGATATACTCATTAATAAGTTATCATACTACCTTTTGAATTGCGTGTTAGCGCTATCATATTCTTGTATCCTGTCTTCCTTGTCTATATTATACGATTCGCTGATCAGACTTGTCCAAACATAATATACGCTGTCTTATTGCTTTTTAAGTGTACAGCTACAATACCACTCTCCTTCTTCTTACTACGGGTAAGGAGTCGTTTGACCCGACAGCTTTTATCTTTAACTGTTATATTATACACCATGCAAAAAGTAAACACATTATAAAGAAGATAATTAAGCCTACAAATGCTAATTTATCTAATGTATTATTATTTGCTTTCATCTCTCTACACTTTTAGGAATCTGAACATTTGGTACGTGAAAGCGAGGAGTAGGTAGAGTAAACATCACTACTTTCTCCAAATATTCAGTTTTTGTTTCATATTCTTTCCTTTCTTTAACTGGTTTCTCTACTACCTTTTCCACGAGTTTCGTGGGGTGATTAATGGTGACATCAATGTTAGCAATCGGCATATCACTTTTTACATTGGAAACACCTTTATTAAGATCAATCTCTAAGGACAAATTGCCCTTAGGATCGAACTTTAATGCGGGCAAGTCAAGTGGTTTTACTTGATCTGCCCGAACCTCTTCTACTTGAAAGAAGTTCGTATTATAGGATAATAATATACCTACAATAGCAAATGACACGTATGTAAGTAAATTGCCATGTCTACTCATTTTGATAATGATTTATAGTTATTTACTTCTTCTCTTCCACCGGTTTCTCGTCTTTCTTAGGATCTGCAGTTTCCTCAGATTTCGGAGTTTCCTTAGGATATTCGCTTTCTGTATATAGAGCGAAGGCTGCATCCTTGTCTACGTACATATTACGAATTTCGATCATTTTATTCGTTGCATTGAGCATGAACTTCGGATCTGCCATAGGAACTTCAGTCTTATAAGCTTCATAGAATTTGTTCATGATCTTCTTGGCGAGTCCTACTTCATATGATTTAGGATCGTCAGTATTAACAACTAATTTACTTAGTTGCGGTACCTGTAAGAAGAAATCTCGAGTAGGCTCAAGGATTCCGTTCTTAACTGCTGTAGTATCATCGATTGGTTGCTTAGAATCCGCATTACGAACACGAATAAATGCCTTAATCAAATCAACTACCTCCTCTTCACTTAATACCGGAAGATTATACTTTACGGTCGAGTGAGCAAAAATCGGATTATGATCGGCGATCAAAGAACTTACAGTTCCTTGACATAAACCACGTACTAACGCCGTAGATTTATTACCTAACAGGGTAACAGCATCTTCGAATAATGCACCTAATCCAATCTTGTTCCAAGTTTCCTTCTTTGCTTCGTCGGATTCTTGATTCTGTCGGTATAACCGTACTTTCATCAAGGCTTCGCTGAATCGATTGGGAAAAGGGGAATTTTGCTGTGATAGGATATAGGACAATCCATTCTTTGCATCATTCTCATCTTTCCATTTTGATGCATCTAACTCAGGAACTACAGGAGCTTTTTTCTCTTGTTTAATTTCCTCTTTAGCTTCTTTCTCTGTTTCTGGAGTAATGTCCTTGAATGATAAGGTCATTTGCTTACCATCATCAGATACATGATGAGGAAGCATTGTAACACCAATATTATTAAATGTATTAATAACATCTTGAACAATGACGTCATCATTTGGAACTGCAAGACCTAATTCAAGCTTTTCTTCACGAGCCTGAATAGAAGCCTTAGTCATACCCCAAGCAAGATTATATGTGAAGGCTTGCTCCATCTTAATCGTTGCTGGCTCACCGGATTTCATACCGGCTATATGTCGCTGAGCTACTTCTAGTAGTCGAGCATAACCATCGCCAGACATTCTCTGATGTGGTTGTAACTTAATGTTATTTAAGTCGATCTTTGAAGGAATTTCTTCCTTTGGCTCCGGCTTAATCTCTTCAGTTGCAACTGTTTCTACTGTAGGATCTACAGGTGGTGGAGTTTGTTTTCTCTCCTCTTTTTCTACCTCAGGCTTTTTTACTTCCTTTGGTTTTTGTGGATTATTTACTTGAGTTTGTTTTGTACTCTTGTTATCCTTTACTTCAGTATCCTTTACAGGAGCTTGCTGAGTTGTTTTATTTTTCTTAGACATGATTCAATTGATTTGTTTACTGTCCTTTACAGTTTTAAATTATTAAAATAACTAATGATAGAAATAGTAATGATCCCGAAAATAGTTAGTAAGCTAACTTGAATCCTCGTGATCTGGTGATGCTCTGGTTCTAGTATGAACTAGAAGATTTTCTCCTTGTTGTTGGTCTCCTTGGTCTCTAATAAACCACATATAAGCCTTACTTACAGACTTAATTGTTGCAGTAATCATTGGTGTCACTCCAACGATTTGCAAAGCCTGTATGGGCATGTGGTTTACTACAGATACCTTTTCTATTTGGTCCTTTTTAGGCTCGATATTACGAGTCTTACTTTGGATACCAAATCCAACAACAATCGCAAATGCTAGTGTCAATATTAAATTGATACCTAGCTTTGGGCTACCTTGCACTCTAGCGATTGCTATAATCACTAGAATTAAAGCAACAATCATAGAAATGAAAGTCATTGTTGTCATGTTCTGTTAATTTTTTGAAAGTTTATGAAAAATTTCTCTCAACCTACGTTTTGCTTTATTCAAATCGGACTTCACAGTACCGATAGGAATTCCAAGCCTAACACTCAGTTGATCGTAACTAAGACCTTGATAGTATCTTAACTCGAGTAAATTTCGATACTTAGATCTTAGGCGAGATAATGCTATTCTTAGAAGCTCAATATTCTCCGTTTTAATCATATCTGACTCGGGATCTGGAGCTGTCTCTTCTAATTGAATAGTATTTGTCTCATTATCTATGCTGAAGTTCTTACATAAATCCTTTGTGGCTCTTATATGATCAATAGTAGTATTAACTGCTATTGTCTTAAGCCACGCTTCGAAGCTAATAGGATTTACATAAGAACTGAGTTTACTAAAGGCTTTTATAAATGTGTTACTCAATAGATCTTGAGTAAGTTCATCATCTTTGACTATATCAAAGATAATATATCTTATCAGTCTATGATACCGTTCATATAACTGATTAAAAGCCTTATCATCACCGTGTTTTGCTTGTTCAATTAAGATTTTTTCTTCTTCTTTCATATAACAAGCATTAGTTAGTGGAAACTAGGGGAGTCGAACCCCTAGAATCCTTTGTTTAGAACGCCCTCTGCGACGACACAGCTATCTCGTCTGAAAGTAGGCAAGTCTTATTACACTTCCTTATTTCTAAACTAAAATGGAATACCTAATATGTACCTATAGTAATAGGTATCATATATATACTTGCGTATCCAATAACATTGAATTAAGTTATCAAATATTTCATCAGAATATATCCTAGGTAATTCTATTTTGTCTAACATTGCTACAGCAATTCTTAGTCTTACTAAGTCTGTAGTATGTTTGCTCCCTATCATCTTATTAGGATGAAAAAGACGTTGAGATATCCAAGCAATCCATTCTTTAATTTTTGCTTTTATCTCAATCCAAGTACGCCAATCCATATTATCTGGACATACTGAACAAAATTTTCCATCTGGAGTTTTAATCCAACCAAAATATTTTTCATATTCTGATCCAATTATTCCCCAATCCATACAATAACCTTCATCTTCTCTAAATACTGGTAAAAAGTTTTCACATTTGCTAGTATTTTTAAAAAGATCTTTTATTGTATTACAGAGTTCGCCTCGTTGATCGAAGATTTTATCTCTATTTTCTTCCATTTATCGTCTTCTAAATAACGAATATTTATTATATCAAATAATTTTTCTGCTTCTTCCCAAGATATATGTAATTTACCTTGAATATCTGCAGTAACAGCAATTTTATTTAAATTACCATCTGGTTGAATATTCTTTATACTTATGAATTCTTTATATTGTTCATCAGTATATTGAATACTACTAGATTCTGTGTTTCTTTCTTCTACTTTACTTGATTCAATTTCTTTAGATAGAAGAGTAAATTCAAATTTAGTAGGATCTTCCAAAATCTGTTCAACTATTTTATGATCTCTTTCAATAAGACCATTAGCAAATGAACTTAGTGAAATACTATTTGTGATTCTTATAAATGGTTCCTTACCATTTAAAGACAAAATATATTTCTGTTCACTGAATAAGTCTTTAACAATATATACTCCTGCTTTCATTTCTTAATTGATTTATAATATGTGTCAATAACTCGACTTGCTGTAAGCAAATCAACTCCAAACTCTTCTTGGATTAGACGATTCTTTTCGAAATCATCATATGGTTCATCCATTATCTTCTTTAATTTCTCCTTTTCACCGGGATTATCAAAGTATATCCAAAATGTTAGCCTCATATTACTCAGGAATTAAGAATGGAATGTTTTCAAGTTTTAGTATCTCATTATATACTTTATTCCATTGTTTTGGAATATTGTATGTTTTATAAGAACTTCTATGCTTTTTGGGATTGTGGTAATAATCCCACCAAGACCTACTTAATACAGTGATTTGAGGAAATTTCTTACTTTTTCCTTCATTCTTAAGTAGTAATACAATGTTCGATTTACTAGTTATCAAACTCTTTGCAGATGTTGCTTTTGTTACATCTGCTCCTAAGTTCATTAACATTTTAAGGAAACTAACGACGCTTTGTCGTGGTCCTGCTAGTATACATTCTTTATTAAATGATACTAATCTTTTTTCAGCTATTTTCTCATCCATAAGCTTTTTAAAATAATTAAATAAATTGTTATCTAGGTGGGATTCGAACCCACAATCTCCTGATAAAATCCAGGGCTTTATCCAGTTAAGCTACTAGACACCCTCATTTTCGTAGTTAGCACGTTGATTTACGCCGCTCCTAGAGCAGTGTAATCAGTGACAAATGTATTGCCATTTAAATTTAAAGTGAACCTATTTTATCTTTCACTTATGATCAAATCCAAGTATTCCCCTTATTTTATAATCGAAGTGGAGAATGAGGGATTCGAACCCTCGTCTCATAAGTTTCCAATAAACCTAATAAGATACGACACAGTTCTTATATCGTAAATACTTTTTAATTTTTAACCCCAAATTATTAAGTGTAGATAAAGAGAGATCACTCTCTCTTTACCTTATAAACCTATAGTAATAGTAAGAATTCTTTTTATACGAGTGTATTCCTCTAAGAGTGCGCAATGCGACTTATGTCTTACCTATAATACATGTTTATCTCTTAAAAAGAATAGTCTTAGGCATGTAGCTCTCTACTACTATAGAAAATGCCTTTGATAGATCTACAGAATTTGAAGTTTATCTTGTCATCAAAAGATCATAAGCATCAACTTCGGCATATAGCTCTAATTCTGTGTGTGATTTGATATCATTACTATACTTAACTTACTTATGTAAGCCTATCACTAGGTCTTGACTCAAGGTTCTAGCGATTCAGCAGTCTCAGTATATTGAAACTTTCAAGTGATAGTAATGATCTCAGGCACGTGATCAGTGGCTCAGAATTTTCCACTCTGGCTCAAGGCTCTTGAGTATCTTGTTAATTCAAGATAATTTTATTCTACTCTAATTCGAATAACTAAATCGTGGTATTAATCTCTTTCTAGAACTAAATATACGGAAAGAGATTGGGAGGCCTCTCGGACACTCCCAACTCTGATTTCGGAGTTAAATTACTGGATTAATATCTCCAATAATCCTCACCGTAGATAGCACGCTTAGCGTCACTGACGGCTTTATCACGCTTCTCTTCGGCTTCCTCAACGGCTTTATCATATGCACGATAATCTCCGTCGGACTCAAATTTTGTTTTAGCTGTAGATACAGCTGTCAAAAATGCTTTTTGAGCTTCTTCTTTCTTACGAGCCATACGAAGTTCTTTTAATGCTCGATCTTCTGTAGACTCTGCGTTTGATAAACGACGTTCAACTTCACGGGTCTCTTGTTCTAACTTCTTTGCAGCGATATTCTCTTTTGCTTTGTCTACTGCGGAAGTGTTCACTTTACCCTGATTGTTCTCTTGCTCTTGCATTTTTGCATCTAAATTAAAATCTGCCATAATTTTTAAAATTTTGATAAGTTAATAAAATTGATTTTTATTACTAGATAGTAGAATTGTATATTCTTTGTATTTTATTATATACTTCTTCTACTGATTCGATTACTCTTACACTAAAACCGCATTTAAGTAATACACAAGTGTACAACTCTTCTTTTGCTTCATCATTATTACAAGAGGCTAAACCTACTTTCTTAGGTAAATCCTCTCTTTCTGAAGTTGGAGTTATTGCAGCAATTTGTTCTATATCAATTAGTATACGTTCTTCATGGTTTAAGTACGTAATTTTCTTTGATAAAGATTTACTAAATGCAGAAAGTTCTATAACATTTTTTGTTTCCATACTTTTAAATAATGAATCGTGGCATAGTCTTTGTTTTCTTATCATATGCTGCCCCCTTTACTTTATTAGCGTACTATGCATCTTCACATAGCTTTGATTTGCTGTAGGACTCTGGGCTTATTCACGATTCGGGGATAACCACCATATTAATAAAAAATTAAATTATATGATAACTGGCGAGTAATCAATAAATTTCTTTTTTATTCTTAGTACCCTTTTTATAGGGTTCCATTTTAGGCTTAGGACGTCCTTTTTCAGAACGTCCTTGTTTTACTGCTTTACTTTCTTTCCACGTTTTAGACATAGCTCTTAAAAACTTTAACAATTTCAGGTAATGCCTCAATGTAGTTAATACAAAGATACTCTTTTTCCTCTTTTTTGAGAGGATTGTTAAATAAGAGAACTAAGTCTCTAGTAAAAGTAGGATTACGTAATAAGTAATTCTGTACTTCTACTTGCCATGTAAGACCTCCTCCTGTAGATATTGGTGTACCTACATTCTGAAGTAAAACAGAAACTTGCTCGATTAACTTAGAATCGAATCTAGGAAATTGACGCCTCAGTTCTTCTTCATTTAATGAAGTAAGAAATTCTGGATTATCTCCTTCCTGTTCCTGCATAAAAACAAGAAGTGCTCTTTCAAGCATTTCTTTTACTTCTTGTTGAGACCAAGAAGTTGGAATCTGTACAAGACATAAATTATTTCCTGTAGTTCCAATAAGATGTAACTGTTTCATTTTTGATAAATTTAAGTTATAACTTTTAATGACGTCTCCGCATGTACAACTACGGAGAAGATTTTGATTGAACGATTGTTGATTAACAACAACTCATATTGTACTATGAGTAACTAATAACAAGTGTCATCGTGAAGTTTTACGTCTGCAAAATAAATATTAAAAAACTCTTACGTAAAACTTCTTATAATCGGCTATCTAACATATTTTACGTTATAGCAGAATTGTATTGCCAGTACAATTCTTATTAACGGCATGATTTTAACGTCCGCACTAATGCTATCTAAAAGTTGGCCACCCTTTTGATAAGACATAAGCCCCACATGCTTATCACTGATTCTCACAGTAATACTTTCTTGCTTCTTTAGCTTCTTTTTCTGTATTAAAATATCCTATAGTTTTTAATTTATAATTTATTCCAATATAAGCCATCCATTTATTTCTATCTTTTCTAAAACAATAACCTTTTCCTTTTTGTATTCTATCTGTATTTAAGTTATTTTCTAAATGAGATACTATTCTTAGATTTTCTTTTCTATTATCTAATTTATTTCTATTAATATGATCACAAGTAATCTTTTGATTACTAGTATCTCTTTCTAATATAAAATTATGTAATTTTATAGTTTTGTGTTTTTTAGTTGACGCTATAACATAACCTTTTTCATTTAATCTCCAATGAAGTTTTTGTACTTTTGGTATATCTTCTTTATCTAATAATATATTTGCTAGTATTTTATTAGTATTCTTATCAAATATACTAAGAGTATCATTATCATAATAATTTATATATCTCATAATTTATTTAAATTTGTCATCTTCTGATGATCTAATAATAAAAATATGCACTACCTTCACAGGCAATGCATATAAATGAATTATAAGTCAGAAATTCAAAAAAGTTATTGCAATCATGATCATTTAATACTATCTATTACCGTAATTGGTACTTTGACAGCTTTCTCACTTTCTTTTTCCGGCCTATTTACTTCAGTCTTTATTTCCACTTTAGCATTCTTAGCATCTGGACCTGTTATTCCCGGCATAACTTCTTTTAACTGCATACTAATATAATAGTTTGTATTACGGAGATACTCTTCAGCAATCTCTTCATACGTTGCAGTTGTACCTATTCTATTAAGAATAGTACGTACGATTTGTTCTGGAAGTTCCATACACAAATCGTATAATTCCATGTCATGCTTTTCAACATTCCAGTCGTTAAGTCTTTCTTCCAAAGTAGGAATAATGACCTCAGTTTTAGTTGATTCTGAAGCTTCTTTAGCTTCTGTACCATGGTACTTATCGTACCCATACCATAGGATTCCTCCCAATAGTACGATGCAAAGTAGCCCAATCGCTACGTCTCGAAACTTGTTCATAGAAATAATTGATTTATTAATAAAACTGTGCAATATTGCCTTATTGATTGATGACTATTGCTTGAATATCTAATTCAATTTTAATTGGTTCATTCTTCCAAGATATCATAGGAATATTTAATTGTATTCTATCTTCTTCAGATATCTGCGTATAATTAAAATTTCCTGCAAACTTATCCTCATTAGGACAGTTTAAATTAATCCAGTAATTTGAATCACCTTCAACATATCTTTTTGGCTTACTTGTAAAAAGATATTGTCCTCCATCTTCATCTACTGCGTACCAAACTTCTACTTTCATAAATCTTGTTGTTTTTGTTCTTCTTCGTATAAATATTTTTCTATTCTTTGAGATTCTTTATTAATTAAAATAAAGAACAAACCTAGTATAACACCCATACCTAATGAGGTTATTATTAACTCTCCTGTAATAGCTATGGTGTAGATACCCCCAGCTACTACTACCAATAGTAGTAACACATATAAAAGACATTTTAATGAAGATTTATTTAAAGGATTCATAAGCTTGTAGAAATTGTTTATATGTACCTAACATATCCATTAATAAACCACGACATTTACAAAGATGGTTGTATTCTTCTTCAGTAAGAATATATACTGAACCCACTTTTACTACATTTGGAGTAATTTCTTGTATATTACGAGAATTATTTGTAGTATTTATATTTTTTGTACTTTGTGATTCTATTTGTGGTTCTACAATAGACATCACATTTTTGATTTCTTCTTCTGAGAAAAAGGATTCACCTATAGTTCCACATACTTCTGCTACTTTAATACAAATAGCTTCATAAGTTTCATTATCTTTGAGTGTGTAGTAAAATTCTCCAGAATCTACAGCAATTTTAGCTGTTTGTAATTCAAGACCAAAAATTACCTTTAATGCTTTTAACCAAGCTATTTTAAATTTCGCTTTTTTAAAGTTGAATTTAATTTTTGTTACCATATTGATTATATTTAATGTTAATAGTTTTCATAAATAATCCTAAGTAGACCATAAGCCACTAGCGCCGCCAAGCTGTTACATGTATCTACTTAGGATTTCAATTTAATCAATATGTGTTTCGCAACAGATATTGAGAATAGAGTTCTATAATTCAACAAGTTTGTCATTTTTTAAAAGGGAGAAATAAATCTCCCTTACCTGATTATGGATAGATCTGTAAGAAGTGATCTATATAACCGGGTTTTGTTGCAATATATACCCTATATCCTCCACCTAATTTAAATAGGTCAAAGTCTTTTTTGGGTATTTGCATAGCAACAGTTTCTACATCTTGTTTCCAATTAGTATCGAATAATCGATATAATTGATTATGAAGATTGTCCATGTATGAATACATGCACTGTTGCTTGGATGCGATAGCAGTATTGATTACTACACCGTATCCTTTACTTAATTTATAAGCTAACTTAATTGCATCAAGCCAACTTAAATTAAGCTCTTTTTTAAGAGTCACAATTCTCTTATATAGAGATATACTACGACTCTTTTTTTTCTGAATTATTATTCTTATCATATTATTAAGTATTAATGATTCAGATTTAAAGACATTAGCTTCGGTAGCCGTTGGCATTCGTTCAGCCCGGCAATTTAAACCTACTAGACCCTAGAACCGCTAACTTGTGTATTAATCAGAATGCGTATGAAGTAGTGTAGTTAGTCTCGATGAGGTTGTCTTTATTCTAGGGAATTGTATGCGTATTTCACAATAGGCATACAACAGTTCTGTCGTGACTTCGTTGTTTTTAGAAGGCTATAATAATTGTTTATAAAAATCTTTTAAATGACACACACGTGTTTCACAACAGATATGTGTCTTACATTTTAACCAAAAGAATGTTGTTACTTTAATTCTTTTCTAACATCATCTAAAATACCATGAAAAACACTAACATTTACTTTATCCTTAAATTCAATATATGCAAATAATATCACACATATTGGATATAGGATGGGATCGTCTAATAGTATTAATAATACTATCATATAGAGAAGTACTCTTAATACTAACCAAATGAATGATATTACCTTTTTCATATATTGAATAATTTAATAGACTCTGCATTTACTTAGGCTTGTCACTAATCATGGCTGCATTATATTAAATTAAAAAGGAAGTTGTGTATCACTTCATACACTGGGTGGTTTGTTATTCATGTTTAATAACTTTAACACCAAAATAGACACCAATTAAAGTTGGTATTATGTACAGTAATATATTAGTTACTGCATAACGTGGTTGACTTATTGTTATTACTATATAAAATAATAATACCAATAGTAATATACCAAATAAGATGTAATTAAGTGCTTTCATTTTCTTTTATATTTATTGTTAAATGTATCTACTGCTTTTTCTCTATTAGGAAAGGTAGTTATTACTAATTTTCCTTCTTTTTCGAGAATGATAGACCACTCGAAAGCGTGCTTTCCAACTAGGATAACTTTACGTCCTAGTGCATCTTCGACTATTGCCCTAACTGTGGCATCACAATTTGATTTGTGATATTTTCTTTTGCTCATGATATTATTTATTAAATGAGTTTATTATTAAATAACATATTCCAACAAATATCCAATAAGCTAATGACCATTCGAATATCATATCTAATATTGCTGAGAATTTTGCTTTTGGATCTAACCCCATTGATAATAAGAATAAACACGACATTATGTAAAATCCTATTGTTGCTTTTGTTCCGTTACTCATTTGTTTCTATTTTTGAATCATTTATAACTGCAACGCAAGAAAGATCAACGAGTACTTTATACTCACACTTATTCTTCCTACTTAGGATAGCTGCTAACTCATTAGCATCTTTTTGTGTTTGTTCATCATGACCTTCAAATACCTCTACTACTAATGGTTTTATGTTGTGCTTATAGCACTTCACTACTACTATCATAATATATAATTTTATTGATTAATAATCAAAAGTTTAGGATATCGCTCCTAATATCCGGGGCTCATTTTGAACCCGAGAACCATACTAATGCATTTTACACCTAAAACTTATTATTACTTGGCGGGTAATTTCAGTGCTTGACGAATATCTTTAGCACGCCACTGGTTTATCGTCCTAACTCTGCGAATAAGAAACTGGTGCCCTCAATGTCTTGGGAAGTTATTGAGTTTTTTGTTGGTTCTGGTACGCATTACTCAGTTAGAACCTTCACTGAAACCTATAGTCTAAATTAAATTATAGGACGCTAGAAAACTCAAATCATAAAAATAATAGTAGAGTTATATATAATGCTGTCTCTCCAAGCTGTCACTCTCTTTCAAGTTGTCACCAAACTTATAAATCGGAATTGGTTTCCTGTACGGTTTATCCTTAAACTTTTAAGTGCGTTACTAGTAAACCGCCGAAAAGATACACACTACTGGTTTAAACTACTCCACCAGCAAGTAAAACATATGCCCAAGTTTACTTATGCAGCTGTGGCTGGCTGCCGCCTAGGATATTTAAAAGTGGAACTATCCACTCACCTAGGACTGGTTGTTTTTAAACATAATGTTGAAGGTTTAGAGTATATCCGCCTATAACTATTAAGTTAAACAAATGATGCCGGTCTTCCATCCAGCTTGTGTAGTGATACTTAGTAGGCAAACACTAAGCGGAACTACCTTGAACTCGCACGATCTCTCCTGTTTAGTTCCTACATGTTTCAGTTGTTCAATCTCCATGTGCAATCTTTTACACGCTTTTACACGTTATTTAAATTACGCTATATATTATATAAATTACTAATGGGCCTGATGTGAAAAAGAGAGAAAATGAGGGAGGAGAGGATGGTGTTTACCACTCCCTCCCACTTACTCATTACAACTCATCGTCATCCACTATTTCACCCTCCAACAACGGATTAGACTTCTTCTCCTCAGCTGCCTTAGCTGCTTCTTTAGCTGCCTTAGCCTTCTCTCGTTGCATCTTGTACTCCTCCATAGTAATAATACGTTTGGAGTTATTGAACAAGTTCTCACCACGCTTGATAAGACTTGCATCAGACTTGATACATTCGCCTTCGTCAGTACACAGTGTATAGATGAAGACAGAGTTATAGACGGAAGCTACTTTTACTTGCTTACCATCTCTTTCCTTCGTTTCAGTGATGATTTTATCATCATTGTCCTTACGAACAAAGTCAGGAAAACCTGCTACTTCAACACGACAGATGGGAAAAACTTCACCAATAGTTTCCTCTATTGCCTTGAAGTACTCATCTTCATGTTCCTTAGTACTACCATATGCAGCCATTAACTGCATCACAACAGGTCTAGTTTGCTCTTGCAGCACCTTTCTTAGACCTGATTGTCTGAACTCGCACACTGCATAGCGTGCTTTGCCGTCCTTAGAGGTTTTTACCTCTACTTTCGTAAGTTCGTAGTTCTTTACGTCTTTATCCTTGATAGACAAATCCATATCATTTTACGGTTACCTATACACCATAAGGTTTTATTAACACATTAACTCTTTGACGGGGGATTTCCCCTACTTGTTAGGAGAGGGGACTTGATATTGTACTGGTCCTCGCTTTCAATTGTATGCCCCAATTTTTATTTAGAAAAAATTTTTTTACAGTTCTCGCTTTCAATTATACCCACAAAAATATTTTTTATAAAAAATTTTTACAACACTTATTATTCATTTTCGTTCTCTAATTAGAATTTAAATAACAGCAATATGATATTTGAACAAGAATTAAAAGATAAAGGATTTGAAATTAAAGATAATCAACTCTATTATGAATTTAGTGACTTTGAGCTATTAAGAGCTAGAGTAAGTGAATGGGATTGCGCTGATGGTACTAAAGCTTTGAAAGTATCAGATCTTAGGTTAATGAATCCTATGGAGGAAGGTATGGCTCATATGATGATTTCATATTCACTTTACTTTAGGGATATTAACAAATTTTATGAATTATTAACACTTTTAGGTTATAAGATACGTTAAAAATAGTTAAATTATGTTAAAAGAATTAACAGTTAAAGAGGTAGAAACTATCCTAAGTAAGGATAATAATGTGTATGGTATACATAATATTGGTGATCACGTGTATAAAATACCAGGTTTAGGGTATACTGGACCTAAAGGAGCTACTAGATTTGTAAATGAATTAAGGCAACAAGTTAATGAATTAACTACGAAACTCTCGTAGATATGTTAAATAATTATAAATAATGTTAAAATGACACATTGTGAATGGCTAGAAGAACATGGTTTTATTAATATAAAAGACCATTGGAATGGTAATTGGAACTATAGAACTTATCAGAAAATATATGAAAATGGTGATCTCATAGAAGTAGACATTGAAATAGATTCAGAAAATGATTTTATGGATGAGTACTTGGTAAATTGTGAGTTATTCTGTAAGAATAAAAATGGTACTCATGATAGCTTTACTCTAAAATAAAAATTTATTATTAAAGAAAAATGGAACAAAATTAGATTATAATACGTTCCTACATCCAGAGTAGGATATAATAGTAGTTTAAAATGCAATTAGTAGTAATATAAACCATTACTCTTACTCTAGATAACTGCAGTATATAATATATATTATCAAACTATATCATGATGAATGAACCAAAATACTTAGAAATGATTAGACAAGGAGTTGTTAACATAAATGGTGACGATTTTAAAATAATCAGAGCATATGATGGATGCAGAGGGTGTTATTTTAGACAATTTGAAAACTTTAGTGGATGTCTAAATAATGTTGCACAAGGTATTTGTTGTAGTGCTGGTGGTCATATTCTAAGAAAAATTTCATAGTAATAGAACAAAAATTAATTAAGTACGTTTAGCCAGTATGGAAAATCAACAGGACATATTAAAGACCGTTATAGACGGTTTAGTGTATATCCCTACTAAGGATATGATAGTTAAGCCCTTAGAGGATGAATACGTAGAGAAAGAAATTATTAAGCCAGTAGAGACTGGTAAAAAGGACGAAAATGGTTATGATATCAATGATACCGAAACAGTTAAAGAAAAGGTATTAACTACGTTCAGAAAAGGTATTGTATTACGTCTGCCATCTGGATATCAGTGGCAAGATGAGAACAATCATCCTGAAGTAGGTGATGTGGTAGCATATCCTAGGAAAGCATCAATTGATTTTGATTTGTTCAAAGATAGTCAATTAATAAATCCTTATAATGTAGTAGCCTTTGTTAAAGGAGAAAAATATTTTAAAGACTAAGCGTAGTCTTAATTAATCGTGGTTGTAGTTGGATGTACTAGGGGTTAGCATAAAGTTAACCCCTTTTTTATTGTATAAAATTTGCAACTTTTTTTGAATATTTGCGTTATGTGAATATGATTAAAGAAATGATAAATAACATGTTGGGTGAGTACTCAAAGTTCATTCAAATACAAGATGATGGTACAGTTAAGGTATTTGTTCCAGAAGACGTTAATAATCCTTCCATGGAAAATGCTACAGAATTAACATTATCCAAGAATGAAGCAATTAGTCTCATGGGTTTAGTAACCCAACCCAAACAATACGAAGTATGTGATTCTTCAAACAATTGCAGAATCATATCTGAAAAAGATCCTGATTTTGACGTAAACAAGTGGATTAAATTAGCACTTGGAACTATTAAAAAATAAATACTATGTCAGATTACCGAGTTACTATTACAACAGTCAAGGAAAAATGCCCATTTGATGCTAAACGGAAAAGCAAAGAATACTGCAAAGTATGTAAAGCTTGGAAAGATCCTTGTTCAGGATTAGGTATAGAAACTACGATTTCTTCAAGAAAAATTGGAGAAGATAAAATGAAACAAATAATAAATATCATTAAATAATTATGATTACAGAATATAAAGTTATTAAACCTTTTGGCGTATTAAAATCAGGCGATATCCTTACATTGGATAACGATATGTATACATTCTCTGATGAGAAATCTTCTGACTCACAAAATTATTATTCCCAAGTAAACGTAGCTGTATCATGTGATATGATTGAGGAATATGCTAAAAGTGGTTTAGTTGAGCCAATTGAAAATGTTACTGTTGAATCTAATGATGAGAAGAAAATCAGACAGATTCGTACTATTATTGCTCAATTGAAAAATACTTACAATCAACGTAAGAACAATATTGAAAAGAAGTATCAAGAAGGTAAAATTCAAACTTGTGTAAAGGTAGAACACGATACTGTATATTTCAATATGATGAAATTGTTAAATAAACTCGAGACAATCATAAATGAATAAACTAGTAAAAACCGTATCAAATGAAGAATTGATACCAGAGTTTTTACAAGCGCTTAATGGAATACTTAGGCTAACCGATAGAGAGCTTGAATTGATGGCTACACTTATCAAAATGGATATGGAATACGTTAAGGAACCTAACTCAAATAAGAATGTAGCAAACAGATATAATAGAAAATATATCATTGAGAATTTAGGTATTACTAAGGATAACCTAAGTAGATACATTAAGTCTTTCAAAGAGAAGGGTATTTTGATAGCTGGACCTGCTGAAGACGAACTTAGCGTAAATAAGGCTCTGATACCAGTTGTTATTGGAGATCGTTTGCAACTAACGATAATACTGAGAATAAAATGAAATGTTTAGATATAAAAACAGGTTCCATTCTTATCTATAAGAAATATGGTTTACTAAAATGTTGGTGGAATAAATTAATGAGAAAAGAATTACCATTTAATAAGTATACTCTTTACTTTGGAAATTCTTCTATGTTTGTAGAAACCACGAACATCAAAGTAAAAGAAAAAGATAGATATATAATTTTAGAACCTATCAAACCATATAGTAAAAAGGAAGAAAAAGCTCTTAAGTTAGAAGTAGTAGAACACGTTATGATGAACAACGACACAAAGGATGTGTTTAGTGTGATAAATATAATTAGACCTTCTACAATAGACGTAGAATCATTTACAATCGATGGTTTGCTTAAAAATAAATACTATAGAATAGTATATGATTCAAAAGGAAAAAACTTCTAATATCTATATACAATTAGCAAATAAATATAATATTCCACATCAAGTAGTAGAAGTAATTTGTAATCACCCGTTTAAATTTGCAAATAGAGTTATTTCAAATGATGAAGATACTAAAACAATAATGTTTGGGTATTTATTCAAAATCAAACCAAAAAGAAAGTATGAAAAAACCAGAGAGAATGAAAAACAAAACAACTAAAGCTTTTTTATATCAAAATCTATATCCTGTAAATCTTTATGTTACTACTCTGGATGATTGGGAAGATGCTTGTGATTTTTTTGATTTCTTTCTTACTACCAAAGAACTTAGAAATGATGAACCAGAAAGAGATCGTCCCAAACTAAGTAGTGTAATGGGAGCTACGTTCTTGGTCAGAGAGAAATATTCTAGAGCTGTTGGTATATTAATAGTACTAGATGATTTCCATTGTTCTACTTTAGCTCATGAATCAATCCATTATGCAGATGCTGTATATGATTATTTATCAATGAATGCAGAAGGATATAATGAAGGAAATGAACAATATGCTTATTTAGTTACTTGGTGTGTGGAACAACTTGAAGATTTTATAGAATGCAAAAGGAAGGAAAAAAGAATGACGAGAAAGATGACAAAACAAGATGGGAATTAATGCCTCTTGATTGTCTTGAAGATATTGCCAGAGTATATACAGAAGGAGCTAAGAAGTATGGAGAAAATACATGGCAGAATTTAGAGAACGGTTATCAAAGATACAAAGGTGCATTGTTAAGACATTTATACGCTTCTACTTATGAAGAATTTGATTCAGAAACTAAAGTAAGGCATGAAGCAGCAATAGCATGGAATAGTATTGCATTATTATACTATGCAAAGCATGGAAGAAAAACTAGACAAGATACTACTGAATCAACAAGTGATACTACTGTATCTGAGACAGATACTACAGGACACGAATCGTAGTCAATTCCTTGAAGATTATGCTGCAAATTTAGCAGCACAAGCAACAGAAATAATATTAGGACACAATATAGTAAGAAAATAATATGGAATTAAAATTTAAGAAATTACAAGAAGATGCAGTATTACCTAGTTATGCTAACCCTAATGATGCTGGTTTAGATTTAACAGCAATTTCCTTTACTCAAGAATTTGATAAGAGTGGTAAGTTAGTATTAGTATATCATACAGGTTTATCCGTAGAGATTCCTGAAGGTCATGTGGGTTTGATCTTTATGAGATCATCAGTTTCTCAGAAGTCTATGTCAATGTGTAATGCTGTAGCTGTTATAGATTGTGATTATAAGGGTGAGATTCTTGTTAAGTTTAAGATTACTACAGATGCTCTTCCTACAATTTATCAACCAGGTGAAAAGATTGCTCAGTTAGTAGTAATGCCTTATCCGAAGATGGAGCCTGTAATCGTAGAGGAATTATCAGGTGAAGATCGTGGTGGTGGATTTGGTTCAACTGATAAAAAAGAAGAAAATGAGAATGCAGAACAGGGACGAGAAAGCGGAGCAACTGAAGGAGATAATCAATCAGTACAGTAAAAATCCAGAGTACGTTAATGCATTTTATACTCAACAAGAAGCAGTAGATGCATTGAATAGACATTACAAAAATAGATACATTAAAATAAATTTAGATTAATATGAATACGTATATTTATGCAGGTGGCGGCTCATTGTTAACAATGAAGGATAACGATATTAAGAATTTTGATACTATTGGTAATCATTACTTAAATATTGATTGGGCTTGGGTAATTGAGGAAGATGGTACATTTGTAGCTAATGAAAAAGAATATGATGTAAAAGCTGGTGATGTAATCTTGGTTCTCTATGCTGGTTATAGAGAAAAAGAAGTACCAGTTGAAGATAGAAGAAAAGTTAGAGATTTTGTTATTATAAGAAATGAAGATTTTTATAATAATTATAAATTGAATAAAGAATACGATCAAAATTGTAATATGAAGGGTTGCGATTGTTGCGAAGCTTGTGTTAAGGAAGCCTAAAAATGAATTTAGCAGATATAGTTGGTGGACAAGTAGTCATACATCCAGATATGTTGGCTATCCCACCATTCAAAAAACTTTGGGATTCATTCAAAGATAAAGATTTAGCAACGAAATATTTATGGTACATAGTACTTAAAAACAAATACGATTCTCCTTACGTAGAAACTATGGAGAGAGATCTAATAGAACCTACATTAAAGAAAGAACTATTTGGAGATGAAAACTATGAATTACCAGAAATAGTAATACAAGCAGAAGATAGTTGGAAAAGTAGAACATACTCCTTACTTGAGTATATGTTAGATGGATTACTATTGAAACTTGAAGGTGCTGCTAAATACTATCACTTATCTAAAGACGATGAAATGGATTTAGATTCTATTAAGAAACTTACAGATGGTGCTAAGAACATGGCCGGAGTAATAGAATCTATTGTGAAACTTAAATCTCAAGTAAGAGCAGAAGAGATTAAGAATAGCAAAGTTAGAGGCGGTGGAGAAATGAACCCATTTGAATTACCAAAAAAGAAGTTGTAGAAAATACGACACAATAAAAGACATTATAAAAACCTGCCCGTTAAGGGCTTAAAGAAATTGCAATTATGGCTAAGACTAAAACTAGTAAAAAGAATACTAAACCGACAATGATTATTTTTGACTTTACTGAGGTATATAACAACATGAAAGCAGAGCAAGAAAGAGATTTAGCTGAAGCTGCTGCTTATGCTATATCACACATGGATGAAAAAACAGAAAATAATCACACTACTAAAACTAGTTTATGGCAGAAAATTAAGAACCTGTTTAAACGAAGAAAGTAATTTATGATTGATTTCACAAAGAAAATCAAAAATTCTAATAAATTCAGAACCTCGGCTCTAGCTTATATAGAGTCGGGGTCTTATTGTTCATATCCCAAAGGTACATCAGAGTATTTCAATTTTTGGGAAACAGAGGCCGATAGATGCATTAATGGTTATACTGCAGATGATGGGGACTACATCACTGGGTATAACTATTTTTATTTAAACTATTGCCCAATTCAAAGAATTGTATATAAAAATAAAAAGAATAAACAAGGGCAAGAAGAGTTAATCAAAGTAAGAGAATTAGCATTTCCAGACTTTTATGATTATGATTACTACTATTTTCAAGCTATTGAAAGTGCACAAGATCAAGGTAAACACTTGTGTGTGGCAAAAGCTAGACGTAAGGGTTATGAACAACCATACTCTGAACCGGTACTTACTCCAACAGGCTATGTTCCAATGGGAAGTTTGAAAGTTGGAGATTTGGTTATGAACCCCAATGGAAGTCCAGTTAGAATTGGTGATATAGTAGAGCAAGGTACTACAGAAATTTATGAAGTGGAATTTCAAGATGGAAGAAAAGTGAGATGTGGCGCAAACCATTTATGGGCAACATGTCGTAACGGAAAGAAATTCTACATAATGCGTACTGTGGATTACATGAAACGCAAATTGAAACAAGGTAGTCCTGGCAAAGAACATTATCCATATAAGATACCAGAATTAAATCCATTGAATTTTGATGAGAGACCCGTTACAGTAGATCCATATGTATTGGGTGTATTACTCGGAGATGGTTACATATGTGGGGATCAAGTAAGATTCAGTACAGCAGACGAATTTATAGTAGAAGAATTACAAAGAAGATTACCAGATTACATTATTGAACATAAAGAACAGTACAATTACGTAATCAAATCTAAAGTACAAGGTATAAATGAACTTAATCGACAATTAAAAGATTTAAAAGTAAAAGTAAAATCATACAATAAGTTTATACCTGAAAATTATAAATTTACAAGTATTGAAAATCGCTTTGAATTGATCAGAGGCCTTATGGATACAGATGGTTCTGTAACTAATGGAGCATGTAGTTTTGTATCTACTTCTGAGCAATTGATAGATGATATAGTATTTGTATTAAGGAGTCTTGGTATAAGATGTAAAAAATCTAAAGAAATACCAGGTAGAAATAATGTAGATTTTAATAACGGCAATTATTCTGATACTCGCCCACATTGGGAGCTCACAATAACTACAGAAGAAGATATATTTAAATTACCAAGAAAGTTAGAAAAGATACGTAAGAATAGAACTTATAATTACAAAGGTATTGGTATTAAAGCTATACGTAAAACAGGGGAATTTGAAAAACAAAGATGTTTGTGTATAGATAATGAAAACCACCTGTATATTACTAAAGATTTTATCCCTACACACAATAGTTATAAAGGTGGTTCTATGCTTTGTCGTAATTTCTTTTTGATACCTGGTTCTAAGTCTTATGTATATGCATCAAATAAACAGTATCTTACTGATGATGGTATCCTTACTAAGGCTTGGGATTACATGGACTTTATAGATGAAAACACTGCATGGGGTAAAAAACGACAAGCTGTAAACACTAGCATGCGTCGTAGAGCTTCTATGATTGTAACTGATAACTTTGGTAATAAAATTGAAGTTGGTTATAAATCAGAGATAATAGGTGTATCATTGAAAGATAACCCAGATGCTGTACGTGGTAAAGCAGGTATGTTAATACTCTGGGAAGAGGCAGGTACTTTCCCAGAACTTAAAGCTGCGTGGCAAATTGCTAGACCATCCGTAGAACAAGATGGTGTTGCCTTTGGTCTGATGATTATGTTTGGTACTGGTGGTGATGAAGGTCCTGCAGTAATGACATTACGTGAAGCATTTTATAACCCTAAATCGTACAATTGCATAGGTTTTGAAAATATATGGGATGATGGTATCCAGAGTAAGGAATGTGGCTTCTTTATACCTCAACACACTAATTTGGATATACGTGATGAGACTGGTAAACGATTGTATATGGATGAGGATGGTAATACTCTTCATGACAAAGCAAGACAGTTTATTTTAAATCTACGTGAAGAAGAATTAAAAGAAGCTACTAGTTCTCAACAAATAGATAGATATGTAGCAGAACACTCTGAATCCCCAGCAGAAGCATTTACTGAATTATCTGGTAACATATTCCCAAAAAAAGAATTACAAAAACAATTAGCAAGGATAAGAACTAACACTAAGTTACAGAATCATAAACAAGTAGGTACTCTTACTCTAGTTAATGGAGAGATAATTTGGAATATACAGAAAACAGGAGACATAACCGAATTCCCATTACCAAAGAATTCTGACCCTACTGGTAAAATAGTTATATGGGAACACCCAGTTAAAGATGCACCATTTGGTTTATATATAGCTGGTATTGACCCATATGATCATGATCAATCAGGTACCAATTCATTAGGTTCTTGTTTTATATATAAACGTTTTCAAGATTTTGAATCATACTCAGATATCATTGTAGCAGAGTACACAGGTAGACCAAAAACTGCTGAAGAATTTTATGAAAATGTTCGTAAGTTGCTTATTTACTATAATGCAAAAGCAATGGTAGAAAACCAAAATACTGGTTTATTTACTTACTTCAATAATAAACATTGTAGTCATTTACTTGCTGATCAACCAGACATTATTAAAGACATTGTCAATAATTCTACAGTAAATAGACGAAAAGGATGTCATATGAATAGAGAAATCAAACTTTGGGGAGAAGGTAAGATTAAAGAATGGCTAGAAGAACTTAGGGATCAAAAACAATTAGGTTTAAATACTGTATTGTCTGAACCATTCCTCGAAGAACTTATTCAATATAATGATAAAGGAAACTTTGATAGGGTTATGGCATTTATGCAGGTAATGGTCTATAGAGAGCAATTGTACAATATACAAGTAAAAAAGAAAGAGGATGTTGAAAAGAAAATGAGATTGTTTGATAAACCGTTGTTTAAAAATACAGATGATTCATTTACATTCATACCTTTAAATAATAACACAACCACATTTATGTTTACTAATTAATATGGAAAGAACAGTCAACTCATTTCCTATCCAAAGACTACCACTCAGTAAAAAAACCGAAGAATGGCGAAAAGACTGCGTGGATTATATTATTGGAATATCTGGCATAGCTTCATCTGAAAGTATACCTGATGAAGAAGAAATGCAAAGCTATTATGATTTATATAATAGCATTTATAATGAAAAAGATCTAAAGTATGTTACAAATCCTTTCAATCAAGATGATGGTTTTCCAGCAATGGCACAGGATTATAATATCATACGACCAAAAGTAGACCTATTATTGGGTGAAGAAACAAAGCGTCCATTTAACTTTAGAGTGTGCCGTACTAGTGATATTGCTAGTAGTGAAGTACAAGACAAAGCTAAACAGATGCTGTTGAATTATATGCAAGCTGCTATGCTTGCTAAATTAAGCCCAGAAGATCAAGCTAGATTTCAAGAAGGATTACAAACAGGCGAAATTCAAACACCAGAACAAATACAGAAGTATTTAACAAAGGATTACAAAGATGCAGCAGAAACAACAGCATATCAAAGTCTATTGTTCTTACTTAAGAAAGAAAACATTTCCCATGAATTTATGAAAGGCTTTAAAGATGCACTTGTTGCAGGGCTTGAAGAGTACTATGTAGGAATTAGAAATGGCGAACCAGTTATTAAAAGAATCAATCCTAAAGATTTTAAGTATCCTGCAGAAGAAGGTATTGAATTTATTCATGATGCATCTTGGTGTTGTTACAGATCATTAATGTCGTGGAGCCAGATATACGATCAGTTTTATGATAAACTAGATGAAAAGCAATTGAATGAATTGTTAGAAATAGTAGATCAAAAACCTACATCGGGATTTGGTCCAGACAAAAGTCCAGTAGATGATTTTGTTCATTATAACTTAAAATCATACAATAAATTACCAGACCATAATCCTTATGGAGATCCAGATAACATTGTAGTTTATCATGTATGCTGGAAATCACTTAAAAAGATAGGGTTTGTTACAATAATAGATCCTGAGACAGGTATGCCAGATGAAATACAAGTAGATGAATATTATAAACCTACTGGTGAAGAGATCAACGTTGAATGGAAATGGATTATTGAAGTATGGGAAGGATATAGAGCAGGGGATGATCTTTACTTTGGTATGCAACCATTAGAGTACCAATTCCGTAGAGGAGACAATTTAAATAGTGCTAAATTACCATACACTGGTGCAGCTTATAGTAATACAAATACTAAAGCTAAATCATTAGTTGCTATCATGAAACCATTACAATACATGTATATCATACTCTGGTATCGTCTTGAAATGGCAATAGCTAGGGATAAAGGTAAGATACCTGTAATAGATGTTACCCAAATACCTAAGAGTATGGGTATAGATGTAGATAAGTGGATGCATTACTTAGGGGCACTTGGCGTAGCATTTGTCAATCCATACGAAGAAGGTTGGGACATTCCTGGTAGAGAGGGTGGTAAACCATCACCATACAATCAGTGGACTTCTATTGATGCAAGTATGTCTAATACTATTAATACGTACATTCAATTACTTGCAAAGATTGAAGAAATGGTATCTGAATTGTCCGGAGTAACAAAACAAAGACAAGGTTCTATTTCTAGTAATGAACTAGTAGGTAACGTAGAAAGATCTGTAGTTCAATCTGCTCATATCACTGAACCGTGGTTTTGGTTGCACAATCAGATTAAAACGCACGTATTGTCAATGTTATTAGATAGTGCTAAGTTTGCATGGAAAGATGACAAGAAATACTTAAACTATATATTTGATGAAGGTACCAGAACATTCTTACGAATGGATGATAATTGGTCATATGAAGACTTTGATATTTTTGTAACTGATAGTACTAAAGAAAGTCAAGCTATTGAACAACTTAAGAGTCTTGTACAGCCGGCTATGCAAAATGGTGCATCATTGTTAGATGCTGCTGAAATATTTACTAGCGACAATTTAAGTGTAATCAAATCCAAATTACAAGATATAGAAAACAACAGATTGGAGCAACAACAAGCAATGCAAGAACAAGAAAATCAACAACAGCAACAGCTTGTTGAAATGCAGAATCAAGTTAAGGAAGAAGAACTTATGCTTAAAGAAGCTGAACTTGATCTTACTAAATATAAGATTGATCAAGACAATGCTACTAAGATTACTGTAGCTCAATTAAATGCTTATAGAGGATCTGAGAATATGGATCAAGATATGAATGGTATACCAGATCCTATTGAGATTGGTAATCAAGAAATAGCTAGACAAAAAGCTGTATCTGATGCTATGAGCAAACAAATGGATTTAGCTAATAAAGCTAGAGCTGAAGAAAATAAGAAAGAACTTGAAAAACGTAAAATTGCTGCACAAGAAAAAGCTGACAAGTTAAAAGCTACAATTGAAAAAGAAAAGATAGCTCTTGAAAATAGAAAATTGCAAGAGGCTAAGAGATTGCAGAAGATGAAAGATGATGCGGCTTATAAGAGAGAACAATTAAAAGCAAAGACTGCTTTAAAAAATAAAGTAGTTGGTGAATCTAAATCTAAAAAATAGGAGGACTAATTATGGCGTGTAAGGGAGGCTCTAAAAAGGGCGGAAAAGGTAAACCGGGTAAGACAGGTAAGTAAATATTACTAGTATGAAATGGAAAGATCTATCTCTTAAAGAGAGAAAACAGATATATGATAGTGTCAGGGTGAATAACCCTGGTGCTACATATTTTGATATCAAGCAACAATTTGATTCCATTCCTGCATATCAAGATGGTAAAGGTAAGACCATAAATAAAGCAGATTTACCACCAGAATACAGAACTGGTACTCCTGAGTACTTTGAAAGACAAAGGAAAATATCAGGTGCAGTTAATGCAGTTCAGCCAGAAGCTTATATTACTCCAGCTGGATACATTAAAGATGCAGTTAATTTTATTGAAGATTTAGGTAAGGGAGATTATGCTGGAGCTGCTATTGATGCTGCATTAAATCTAATACCTTGGGGAGTTGGAAAAGGCATTAAAAAACTAAAGTCCAAAGTAGGAAGAATTATTGAGGGTACTGAAGTTGATGGGGTTAGTGTCCACAGTTTTGCTCCTACTCAAACCAAAAAGAAAACTAAAAAGAAAACGGAAGAAGATTATGATTCTGAATTTTCTGAAGTATTAAGAAAAGATAGAAATTCTAAGAAGTACCAACAAGAAATTTCTAGGACAATAGAACAAGCAATTTTTCCAGATGAAAGAACTCGTGAATTAGTAGAAAATGTAGACAAAACATATGGAACTAACTACAAACGAGCTTATTCTAATATTGCATATAAAGACATGACTAAAAGAGGTAGTTATGTCAAATGGGGTGATACGGACAAAGATGGTTATGGGCAAATAAATATAAAAAATATTAAAGATAATATATTACCTACAGATATAAATGATTATAGTGTGATATTAGATAATAATATTTATATGCCCGGAACTGCTAATCATGGGTTAGGACATGTGGCAGATGGTTTAGCAGGATCTAGAAAGATTCAGGATTTTGATAGTGGTAAAGAATATATTACAAACACTTATCTGAATTATTTAGCAAATCCTAACAATGTATATAGTTCTGCAGAGTTAAGAAAAATGGGATTATTTGATGCTGCTGGTAGTAGGACATACTTGTTGAATCCTACAGAAGCTAAAAGTCATATGTTAACTCTAAAGAGATCATTAAAAGACTCTGGTAAAATTACAAACTGGAGTACTCCTGTAGACGAAAAGATGATTTTGGAATATATGAGAAATCCAACATCAAATAAAATGGTTAAGAATCAATATGATTTGTATAGAAATAAAAACGAATATATTGATAGACTAAATAAATTAATTCCTATGGAAATTTTAATGCCATTAGGTGGTGCTGGATTCGCAGGTTACGAACTAAATAAAGAATAATCAATATGGAAAATTTATACCCAGTATACCCAATTCCATCTTATAAAGATGGAGGTATACATATCAAGAAAAAGAACCGTGGGAAGTTTAACGCACTTAAGAAAAGAACAGGTAAAAGTACAGAAGAGTTAACGCATAGTAAAAACCCATTGACTAGAAAACGTGCAATATTTGCTCAAAATGCTGCTAAGTGGAATCATAAAGGAAGAAAGAAAAAATAACAATTACAATCTAATTATAATTAATTATGGAAAACAATAGTAACGATACACTATTTGGATTTACAGCTATAACTGATATATTCACTGAACAAGTTGGTAACACCATCTCTCAAAACGATGATATTGATGATGAAGAATTAGAGAGACTAAAACAAGAGTCTGCTAAAGCTAGACCTGCTACTCCTGGATCTAAAAATAAAAAGACAGAAGAAATAGAAGAAGAGGAAGAAGTAGAGGAAGAGGAAATCGATGAAGTTGAAGAGGAAGAAGTAGAAGAACCTAAGAAATCTAAGAAAGCCTCTAAGAAAAAGGATAAAGAAGAGACTGAAGAAGAGGAAACCGAAGAAGAAATTGAAGAAGAGACTGAAGAAGATGAAGTTGAATCTAAACAAGTATCTGCTTTATTTGATGCAATTGCTGAAGAATTAGAATGGGATTTTGATGAAGAAGAGGAAGAAGAAAAACCAAAGACTGTAGAAGAATTGGTTAAGTATTTTAAAGAAGTAATCGAAGAACAATCTACTCCAGAATATGCAAGCGAAGATGTTGCAAAATTAGATGAATTTGTTCGTAATGGGGGTAAGTTAGAAGATTATTTCTCTATTACTCCGGACATTGATGTTGACAATGTTGATATTGAAAATGAAAATGAGCAAAAGATAGTATTGAGAGAGTTACTAGCTAGAAAAGGTTACAGTGACAAACAAATTGCTAAGAAAATCGAAAGATTTGAAGATGCTGGAGTATTAGAGGATGAGGCAAAAGACGCAGTTGAGGAACTTCAAGAGATTGTTGCAAAAGAGAAAGAAGAGCTATTAGAGCAACAAAGAATCAAAAAGGAGGAAATGGTGCAGCGCCAACAAAAGTTTTTTGATGACGTTGTCGGTGAAATAAAGTCCTTGGACAATATACGTGGTATCAAAATACCAGCTAAGGACAAGAAAGAATTATTGGCTTATATATTTAAAGCCGACGCTAGTGGAAAGACCCAGTACCAAAAAGACTATTCCAAGAGCGTAAAGAATTTAATAGAGTCAGCTTATTTTACAATGCGAGGTGACACTTTGTTAGATGCTGCCAAAAAACAGGGTACTAGCTCTGCTATTAAAAATCTGAAAAATAGTCTCAGATCAACAGGCGTTAGTAAAGGTACTAAGAGAATTAATACAAGTTCATCTAACTCTATTTTTAGTCGTGCAGTACAACTACTTTAATTAAAAATAAATTACTAACATTTATATGGATAACGGAATTTTAAATAATTTACAGATCGGTAGAGGTAAATGGTTCTCAGATCTTGTTGATGAGAATATGATTTCAAATGCAATGCTTACTAGACCGTATGAAGTAACCCGTGTTATTTCTTATGTATTCGGTTCTAAAGATGATGGTTATAGCACTTCTTTGGATGCGATTACTGGTGGTCTTGGTAATGTAATGACAATTGACCAAAGAGACTACGAATGGTCTGTAATGATTGATAGCGATAGAGCTGTGACGATTCGCTCTGCAAAATGGCAGGGAACAGAAATCACTGCTTCAAATGCTGACACAATTATGGCAGGTTTGGGTAATACACCTATCATGTTGTGGTTAGAGGACAAATGGTTTGGTCCTGGTGCAATTTTGGAATTTGATAATAGAGAGTATCAAGTACGTGTTTCTGGTGCTCCTTATCAAGATGGTAATGAATGGGTTTATACTTGTTTCATTGCAGATGGTCAATCTAATTCTTATATTCCTGGTGAATATTTGTTAGCTGGTCGTCAAGTATCTCGTTTAGCTTCTGCTTACGAAGAGTACAGTGAAGAGGGTGATATCCTGAATTATAATACTCATTTCAAGATGAGAAACTTCTTGTTTACAACTCGCTTGGATTATGATATTACAGGTACAGCTTATTCTACAGTACTTTGGATTGCTTTAAAAGATCCTAAAACTGGTAAGACTTCTTATTTGTGGTCTGACTATCAGGAATGGAAGGCAATGCGTGAGTGGTCTAAGAGATGTGAGAGAATGATGGTTTACTCTAAGTCTAATGTAAATAAAGACGGTTCTACTTCATTGTTAGGTACGAATGGTCGTCCGGTTTACATTCCTGCAGGTTTGTTGCAACAGATTGCTCCGTCTAACAGACGTTACTACACTGAGTTAACTCCGGAATTGTTGGAAGACTTCTTGTTTGATTTGTCTTACAATATCTTAGGTACTAACGAACGTAAGTTTGTTGCTTTAACTGGTGAAATGGGTATGAGAGAATTTGACCGTGTATTGAAACAAAAAGCGGCTACGATGAACTTGATTGATACGAAGTTTATCAGTGGTTCTGGTCAGGCTTTGGTTTTAGGTGGTCAGTTTGTAACATACAAGATGACGAATGGCATTGAGTTGACATTGAAACATTTCCCGTTGTATGATGATACTACTTATAATCGTTTGTTACACCCGGTATCTGGTAAACCGCTGGAATCTTATAGAATGACGTTCTTGGATCTTGGTAGACGTGATGGTCAAGCTAATATCGTTAAGGTTGTTCGTAAGGACCGTGAGATGGTTATCTGGAATACTTCAGGTTCGGTAGCTCCGGGAACTGGTTACTCTAAGAATAAATCCACAGTAAGATCTAATGCAAAGGACGGTTACTCTGTTCACTTTTTAGGTGAAATGGGTATTATGTTAAGAGACCCTCGTGCTTGCGGAGAATTGTTGATGGAGGTCGAAGATTAGTTCAAAATAATTGGAACTTATTATGGAAGTTGACGTTTATAATAGTGAGTTTTAAAAATTTACTATTATGCGAACATACGAAGTATATAAGATAACCAACAAAATAACTAATAAAATTTATATAGGAATAACAAATCAGGGCTCCGGTGCTAGATACAGACATCATTGGTATGAAGCTCGCATCGGAGAACCTGCTCCTATTCATAAATCCATGGCAAAATATGGAGAAGATAATTTCACATTAGAAGTCATCGACTTTGCAGAAAATGCCGAGGAGTTAAAAGAAAAAGAAAAGTATTACATAAAATTCTTTAACAGCAGAGATAGAAAAATAGGTTATAATTTAACCGATGGAGGTGATGGAACTTTTGGTAGAAAACACTCTGAGGAAACCAAAGAAAAATTAAGACAAAAAGCTTTAGGTAGAAAAGCTTCTGATGAAGCAAAGAAAAGAATGTCAGAAACACACAAATTAAATTATTCTGATGAACACAGAAAAGCGGTTGCCGAAAGTAACGCCAGACGTACAAAAAAAGTATTAATGTTTGATAAAGATTTGAATGTAATTAAAGAATTTAACAGTTTAAAAGAAGCTGCAGCAGAAACTAAAATTCATTCTACAACTATTAGAAAATCCATAAGAGGAAATAAAATAAGTTATGATTATGTATTTAGATTCAAAGATGCAGTGTAACAACAAAATACTATGGATATTATATTAAAATTCGCCCGTACAAATCCATGGGCTGGAATCGCTAAGTATAAGAATTGTAAAGATTATATCAGTACTTACTGGACAAGATCTGGTAATAGATATACTGGTTTAACCCCAGAAGATGCTAGACGTTTGGAGAAAGAAATGGGATATGAAGAAGGACATTTATCTCCACAAAGTGGATTCTGGAAAACATATGCAATTGGTTTAGGTGCAAGAGATAAAGTTTTACATACTGAAAGACCTGAAGATGAACTTGCATATTTATTTTTAAAAGGACACAAAAGAGTAGCAAATGGAATCAATAATCTTAAGCCTACTCATGATTATGTTCTTGTAAATAAAGAAATTGAAGCTGAAGAAGCTAACAAAAGAAATAAAGCTAAACGTGAGGCATTCTCTGAATTTAACAAGATGTCAATTGAGGAAATGCGCAAATGTTTACGCTTATATGGTCACAAGACTGATAATATCAGTAACGAGCTAGTTGAAAGTAGTTTATTTGATCTCATTGAAAACAATCCTGATAAGTTCTTCTTGATTTGGGTAAACAACAAAGTAAGAGATACTCAATATATCATTGAAGCAGCTATTTCAAAGAATGTAATTCGCAAGTCTAAAAACATCTATTACTATGGTACTGACATTATTGGTAGAAGTTTGGAAGATGCAATTGCTTCATTGAATGATAAAAAGAATCAGGACATCAAAATGACTATACTTCAAGAAATAGAATCTAAGTAAAAGTAAACATGACAGTATTAGAAGCACATATAGCGTTTAAGATTGAAGCAGATAAAAATGCCGTTAATATTGGTATATCTGGTTGTCCATCTTTCTTACCTGAGGAAATTGATTATTGGTTATACACAGCGTATCTAAGTAAGATAGCTACCAAAGCTACTGGGAACAATACTCTTAGAATACCATTTGAAGGTAATGTAAAAAGAGTAGCAGACTTAGAAGGTTTAGTAAAAACTGATAAGGGATTGTCTTTACTAAGTGAATCTATAAGTAATAGACTTACTATGAATAATTTCAAATCTAGTATTACTTATGGTGATGATACTCAAGATAAGCGTATGTACTTCTTAGAAGGAATTTTACATTTTGGTAGTAATAAAATAGCTACAGTAAAACTTATTAGTCACGAACAAGCTACTAGATTCTTAGAAACTTATAATAATAAACCTTGGATTGAAGAACCTGTAGCAATACTAGAGGATAATAAGTTAATAGTGTTTATAGATAGGGATCTCATGGTAGGTCCCTACACTATAGATATTACTTATCTGGCATATCCAAGAAAGATTAATAATCAAGATATTACGTCTACTCTAGATGAAATTCCAGAGTATATGCAATATGAAGTAGTTAAACTAGCTGCTGACATGGCAATTGAGAATATTGAATCTCCAAGAACTCAAACACATCCACAGTACGTAGCACAATTATCAGAGTAATATGAGTAGTAAGGAAATGCAAATGGAATTCGAGAGACGGATTCAACTTATTAGTCCAGATCTTATTGTAGATGAGAAACCTAACTCTGATCTTATATTTTCAATACTAAATGAAGCTCAAGATAGGTATGTAATGATGAATTATGTTGGTGATGATCAGATGGAAACTGAAACCAACATACATACTAGAAATACAGATTCTATTAAGAGTTTATTAGTAGAAAAAGAGTTAACCGCAACAGGTACTACTCTTAATGGTTTCACAAGATACAGATTACCATATGTATCTACTGAAGAATATTTCTTATATGTACATTCTTTTAGTAAAGTAAAAGGTACATATAAACAATACAAAGATTTTGTTAGAGTAGACAATCAATTAGTTAAGTATAGGGATCTTGGTAAGTTTATTAAAACAGCATACAATACTCCTATTATTAGGCAACCTGCTGTTGCATTAGTATCAGATCCTACTACTAAATATAACTATATAGAAGTAGCAGTAGATGCATATACTACATTAGGTAATGTTACATTGACTTATTATAGAAAACCATTAAGATTCAATACTACTGATGGAGCTAGTAAATGTGAACTACCAGAATCAATTCATAGTGAAATTGTAGATTTAGCAGTTAATATGTTTATTACTGAAGGTAAATATAGATTACAAGTAAAACAACCAAATAATCAACAATAATGAAGTATATTGAATTACAAACAGCATTTGAATTAGAAATAGATCAATTAGATGACAATCTAACAAAACCTACTACTTCAGATATTGAGTATTGGTTAATGGCTGGGTTAGATAAATTTATTAAAACTAGATATTCTGGTATTAATTTCAAACAAACTGGATTTGAACAAGATCAAAAAAGAATTGATGATCTTCGTACATTAGTTACTAGAAAATCTTATCAATTTAGTACATATCCAGAAGAGTATACGGTTACTCTGCCGGATGATTATATGTTTACTGTAGGAGAAACAGCTGTAATATTTAGTTATGATCATTGCTGGCCTGTGGGTCCAAGTGGTCAACCAAGAACTAAAAATGTAGATGTGTTAGAAGCTACAGTAGAAAATATTGACAGACAAAGACAAAATACTTTGTCAGAATACAGATTACATGGTAGATCAGCTAGACCATTAAGATTGTATGAAGGTAATGAAATTCATTTATATACAGACGGAAATTACAATATAAGAAATTATATTCTCACTTACTTGAGAACTCCTAAAAAGATTAGCCTTACTGATGCACCATTTGATGAGTACACAGATATGCCAGTTGCAACTCACAATGAGATAGTTAAGTTAGCGGTAGAGTTGTATTTGGAAAATAAGGCTAATCCAAGATATCAATCGTATATGAACGAAGTTAGTACAATGGAATGATTATACGAATAGTTTAGTTTGACGAGGAAATCTGAAACACGAAAGTAGAAGAACTAATCAAAATGTTAAGCTAGACGTCTATTTAAGTTTAACAATAAAAAACAATAATTATGCTTAATCATGTGAATACAGTACTTATCGGTACTGAAGCACCTGCATCTTATACGACAGCAGATGCATTGACAGAAGGTCAAATTGCATTATTTGATCAAAATAGAGCAATTGTAAAAGATGCAGCTGGTGCTAAAGCTGCTAGTTCATTGTATATCGGTGTTTGCGAAGGCAAAGAAGATGTTTACAATGAAGCAGGTACAAAATCAACTAAGTCAGTTATTCGCTTCTCAATGCCTATCATGAAAGGTTCTAAACCTCACATGGTATTTAGTGAATATGTAGCTGCAGCTGAAGATAAAATTGTAATCACAGCTACTAATGTTACTCCGGAAGTTGGTCATCGTTATGTATTACGTTTAGTATACAATGACATCTATGAGGCACCTGGGCAATTTACTCATACTTATGAAGTAATTGCAAAGAGTACTAATGCAACTGATTTGATTACAGCTTTCAAAAACAAAATCAACAAACACAAAGAAGCCAGAGTAGTAGCAACTAGTGATGCTGCTGTTCTTACATTGAATGCTAAGGAAATGCCGTACAACGAAGGTATTATGTTAGACTCAAATTATTCTCAGGTTTCTGTGGAAGCATTTATGTGGAAAACTATTCCTTCCGGTTTGTTGAGTAATGTAATGTACCCTATTGCTAATTTAACGATTGCTAAAACTCAAGGTACTCCAGGTAAGGGTAATCCGAAAATTGTTCGTGATCGTGAAAATGCAGCTCTTGGTTACAGAGGTATCACACACCGTGCAAATGGTATATATCCGTACATTGCTCCTGAGTTGAAAGCCGATTTAAGTGCTACTTACGATACATTGTCTATCGAATGGGATAATAAATATCTTAGTGATGATAATCAATATATCAAAACAACTCCATTAGCTTGTGAATTGTATGTAAATGCTGGTGAACTTGAAGACTCTGCATTTATGACAGCTTTAAAAGCTTTTGTAGAAGTTGCTTAATCAAAAAATATAATTCAAACCAAAAAGGGGATTGGGAGTAATATCCCTTTCCCCTTTTATTTTATATACGATTGATATGGAAATGAATGAATCATTGTATTATGCAGAAATAAAACTGTTAACTACGTATTGCCACAATTGCCTAGATAACAAAATGAAGGATAAAATAATGATGTTTCTGTTTAAGAAAACACTTTATGATAATGCTACTACTCTAGGATTAACTGAAGATGCTGAGCAATATTACGATGAGATGTTGAGCTTGTTAGATATGACTACGTGTAATTGTAACATTAATACTAAAACTTGTGAAAATGGATACTGTCAATTATGTAAATAAAGTAGGAAAATTAGTAAATGATTCTACTAAATATAATGTGAAATTGGATAGAGTGTCTATTGAAAACTTAGTATTAATCTCTCATTTTGATGAGCTTGTGAAACAAGTAAATGCAGATAAAAAATTAACATCAGAAGAAAAGACAAAAGTTCTAAAGAAGCTTAATAATTATATAAATTGTCTTAAAAAGAAAATTAATTTTTATCCTGAGAAAAATATTAAACCTGACTGTATTTTAACAGAGACAGAGAAACACATAATCCAAGAGTAATATGAATAAAAAGATATCACAATTTGAACTAACAACTAAACTGCAAGAGCAAGACCTCATTACCCTTGTACAAGATGGTAGTAATAAGAATATTACTAGTGGAAGTTTTACTACATCACTATCTGGTACGTTTGCTACTAATGAGAGAGTTGATGCCGTAGAAGAAGATGTTGAGATACTAGATACTAAAGTAGATGATAATTATAAGGATCTTAGTAATAAGATAGTAGAAGGAGATACTAGTGTAACTACTAACCTTAATAGTACTATCACTAGTTACTATGATGTGTTAAATAATAAGATCATTACATTAGATACTAAGCATGACACCGATATGTCAGAGATTGGTGGTACTATGCAAGAGTGGATAGATGATATTGATAATAGATCTACATTACAACAATTACAGGATGCACTTAGTAGACTTACTGTAGCTGAGAATACTATCACTGCTTTAGCAGAAGTAATTGCAAATGGTGGAGGTAGTGGTTCTACCCCAGGCTATCACACCCAAAGTACTGCTACAATATTTCCTTTGTCTGGTTATTATAAAGCGAATGATGCATCTCCATTGGCTACATCTGATACATTAAATCAAGCATTGTCTAAACTTGAAAATCAAGTAGAAGCAGTGGCTAGTAGTTCTGGTTCTTTACCTGTAATTAAATCAACAGAAACAACACAACCTTCCGATGGTACATTGTATACTTCTTTAAAAACTGAAAAGACCTTTTTAAATAAATATGGGGATACTGCAGAAGGTAGAATAGACTTTAAAAATGGTTTACAGGGTGGAACAATATTTAGATCTGGTTGGGATGGACAAGGCGCTAGTTTGTATCCTTTTGGAACTAAATGGAATTTAGAGCTTGATAATTTATTTGTAAGAGGTAACATGACAGTTAATGAACTTACAGTAAATGAGATAAAGGCTGTCGGAGGAGATTTGTTAGTTACTTTAGGAGACATGAAATGTACTAAAGTAGAAACACTTGCTGATGGATATAAATGCTATTTTGATACAGAAGATGGAACTAAGTACAATGAATTTGTAGTTAACGATATGGCAATATGCCAACAATTTGATGGTAAAAATGTTAAAAGATATTGGCGTAAAGTTAATGAAGTTGGAAGAGATTATATTGTATTATCAAAGGATGTATGTGAACCAAATAGCTCAGAGCCAGGAGAAGGAGATACTATACTTCAGTTAGGGCACATGTATGAAGCTGATCCAGATTATAACTTACAAATGGATGAGCGTCGTAATGCGATCTATATTAGTGCTAAAGGTATGAATGCTCCTAGATTGACATTCTACAAAGGTATTGACGAGTTTACTCTGGCAGATGATCCTGTAGCTGGTGTAGTAAGGGAAAGAGTTGTAATTGGTGGAGAACAAACTAAATTTGTAGGTACAATTTATCAAACTTCTAATACAGGAATCGTTAGAGTACCTGTATATAAAGGCCTTTGGGTTTCTGGTAATACTTACTATTATTACGATCAAGTAAGTCATAATGGTAGTTTATGGATTTGCATGAAACCAGATGGCACTACAGCAGAACCAAAAGATGAAGAAGATGATTGGCAGAAACAAGTATCAAAAGGTGAAGCAGGTACTCCAAGTGATGATGTTGCTAAATGGGTAGAAATTACTGGTGACAGACTATTCTTATATGAAACACCTGACGATAGTGGAACACCAACTCCATCTACTATAAGTCTCATGGCAAATGTGCATGGTATGACTAATCCATCTTTTAAATGGACAAGATTAGATACCGGAGTAACTATGGGAACTTATAGTTCATTAGAGGTATTTTACACTTCATTAAATAAGGGTCAAAGGACATTATCATTAAGATGTACAGTAACTAATTCAGATGGTGGTGAGTATTATGATGATGTACAGCTTGCGAAATTGTTTAATGGCGCTGAAGGGGCAGATGCTTATTATGTAGACTTAAGTAATGGTACCGCCGTGATTCCTTATGACGAATCTGGTAATCCAAAAATAGTAATAAGTGAGATATATACAGATGTTATGGCATATCATGGTATAAATGCAATAAGTATCAAAAATATGACAATTAAGTCTGTAAAAGGAACTGCTACAGCTCATGTCGATTTAGCATCTAATAGGGTGTATTTAGATACTTTAAACTCTACCACTGCAGAAATAACCATTGGTGTTACTTTGGAAGATGGATACGCTATCGATAAAGTATGGTATATAGGTACTACAAAAGATGGTGAAAATGGGTTCAATGGTGAAGATGCTATGTATATGACAATGACTGGCGAACAATATTTTCATTACAAGAGTGGTGAAACTGTACCAAATCCAACTTATATAGATATTTCAACATCTACTACAAATGTTAATGGTGCAACTTATAAGTGGTATTATAGTGAAGCTGGTAAATACAGTTGGAATTTAATTCAGAACGAAGTAGGTCCAACATTACGAGTACAATATAACTCTGCATGGATGAACATTGCTGATGAAGTCACTTTCAAGTGTGTAGTTACAGATTCAGTTGGTAACGAATTTTATGATTTCATAACTATTAACAAAGTAAGAGATGGAGAAAATGTTTATCGTGGTTCGTTACAAAATGAAAACTGTTCTATTGTAACTGATGAGAACGGTAACTTCACTGCTGATGCCGCTAGAGTAGCAACTACAACTAGTAGATTAAGATATGGTAATGAGGAAGTAACCAATTATACATTGCAAGGTTATGGAACCCCTTACTATGGAACAGGTCCATCTTTAAATTATAATAGTAGTACAAAAGAATTAAGCTATCCTACAGATAAACTTTCTGCGTTTACTTCAGATGCTTTAGTATATAAAATAGATTTTTATACAACTGTAAAAGGATCAAATACAAAAGTAGACACAGTAGATTTTGTAATATCCAAGAGTAAACAGGGAATTACTGGTCAAAACGGTAAACAAGAAGTTACTATTTATATCTGTAGTAATAGTACACCTTCTAGACCAACGTTTACCACATTACCTACTGCAACAGGCGCATACAACTGGTCATTAGATGCACATTATCTAAGTAGCTATACTACTTGGTCAAGTAAAGGTACTTATAATCCAAATACTAATTCTATAGATCTAATACCAAATACATCTTATAGATGGACAGAACCAGTTAAATTCTCCGGTAAAGATGGAGTTAATGGTCAGGATAGTTATTCACCATATATAGGTAGCGATGGTTATTGGTATTATTATGATGACGCTTCACAGCAATACGTGAAAGGTAGATATGCACAGGGTGCTACTGGAGCTACTGGACCAGCAGGACCAGCAGGACCAGCATTAGTGTTTAGAGGAGATTTTAGTAGTAGTAAAACTTATTACTGGACAGATGATAGAAGGGATGTTGTTAAACACAACGGTCAATACTACATTGTAAAGAGTAAGGGTCATACTAGTAGTATTAGTGGTTTTCAAGTAATGTCTTCTTTTGAAATGGTTGCAACAGGATTATTATTAGCACAAACAGCTAATATAGCAGGTTGGAATTTTGATCCTACTGGTATTATTTATTCTGCGAATAAATGTGTTGTACTAGATCCCGGTAATGATGCAAATGCTAGTGCACAAGTAATAGCTATTGGAGATGAAGATCTATTACGAGATATTACAAACACTGGTAATGTAACTCGTTACAATAAAGGTAAAATAAACATGTACAAAAGTGGCATTATTACTTTAGGTCCATTAGATGGAAATGGTAGAGCTACTGCAGGTATTTCAGGTTATGGAGATAGTAGTGGAGAAGTACGAATATGGGCAGGTAAACCATTTGATGATGGTACTTCACAAGGAAATAGATTTTGGGCTCCTTTTAGAGTCTATCAAGATGGCTCTATGGTAGCAAATAATGCTACTATAACAGGTACTCTATCTTGTAAAAAAATTACAGTAGATGAAGCCTATCGTGGTTCTTGGTTTGGCCCTGGCGTTGTTTGTATTTGCTATTATAGTGGTACTAATTCATCAATACAAAACGTGTATACAGTTGGTGGAAAAAAAGTATCTAGTATTTCAAATGTAAACGAGGGTACTATACGAGTAAACCATAACATTGGAAATACTAATTATATAGCATATGCTATAGGCAGTAAAAGATCTACTGTTGGTGCTTTTGTTGGTTCTACAGGAGTAACTAGTAGATCTTCAAATTCTTGCGATATTGTATTTATAGACACAGATAATAAAAGTCATAGACCTGGGTTGAAAGGAAATGATGCAGTAGATATTATATTTTTAGCTTATCAATAAAACACTTATTATGGAAAACGAACAATATTATGTATTTTTTGCAGGAGGAATGACAATAGGTACAAAAGAATGGTATGAAAGTATTCTTCCTGAAAATATTGCAACTAGTTATGATGATATCCTAGAAGGTAAAATGATGCCAGCATCATTAGAACAAATTGAATTCTATAATTCTCATAAAGATTATGATTTATATCATCTTTTTTACATGCTTCCTCTTACTCAGGAAGAAATAGAAGATATAAAAATTAATAAAAATATCGAGATAGAGAAAAATAGAGAAAAGGATTATAAAAGTGTTGCAGACCCTCTTTATATGGGGTATGTAAAAAATACAGCATTAGGTAATGATGAGAAAGCTACTGAGTACTATAACAAGTGGTTAGAAGCGATACAAACAATAAAAGAGGAAAATCCATATATAGTTTAATATGATTAAGAATAATGTATATTATGAATGGTTCGCAAGTATAACCGTACCCAATCCAGATCAGGTTGGGTACTGGGTTGACTTGGGAGCAGATTCAAAAGGTAGAATAATTAAAGTTTACAATCGTGATATAGAAAAATGGGTTGTACTCTTTGATGTAAGCAAAGATGACTATGTACCACCATTTATTGGTTCTAATGGCAACTGGTGGGTAGACAATAGAGATACTGGAGTAAAAGCTACTGCAGAGACTCCATATATAGGTGAGAATGATCATTGGTTTACTTATGATCCTATCAACAAAGTATATGTAGATACAGGTATAGAAGCTCGTGGTCTTAGTGCTTACGATATTGCAGTTAAATTAGGTTTTGAAGGTAGTGAACAAGATTGGATTGATAGTTTAAGCAAAGCATCTAAAGATGCAGCTATTGCTGCACTAGATGCAGCTAATAAAGCAAATGAAGCTGCAGATAAAGCTAATCAAGCTGTAGAAGAAATTGAAGGTATAGTTGACGATGCAATAGCTGCTACTGATAAAGCTGAAGAGATTGCTAGTAATCCACCAAAGATCGTAGATAATGATTGGTGGATCTATAACTATGAAACTAAACAATATGTTAATACCGGCATAGCTGCTATTGGTGATGCTTTCACTTATAAGAAGGAATATCCTTCAATAGAAGCAATGGAAGCTGATTGGGGTACTGCTGATGTAAAGTTAGGTGAATATGTACTTATTAATACTAATAATGTAGAAGATCCTGATGATGCTAAGGTTTACTTAAAGACTCAAGAAGGTTGGAAGTTCATTGTTGACTTATCTGGTATGCAAGGTATTCAAGGTTGGTCAGCATATGAAGTTGCAGTACAACATGGTTTTGTAGGTACTGAAGCAGAATGGATTCAATCATTAAAACAACCTGCATTAGATGCAGCAGCAGAAGCCTTAGAAGCTAAAGCTCAAGTAGAAGCTACTGAACAAGCTGTTAAAGAAGCAGAAGCATTGCGTGTTACTGCGGAACAAGGTAGAGTTAATGCTGAAAATACCAGAGTAAGTAATGAAAATACACGTATCTCCAATGAAGATAGTAGGAAAGCAGAAGAGACTAAAAGGGTAACTGCTGAGAATGAGCGTATTGCTGCAGAGAACTCTAGAAAGTCTGAGGAGGAGATTCGTAAGATTAATGAAGCTAATCGTGTATCTGCTGAAAGTGCTAGAGCTAGTGCAGAGACATTAAGAGCATCTGCTGAAGTTGAACGCAATACAAATGAACAGAAAAGAATTGAGGAAGAAACAAAGAGAATCAGTTCTGAAGAGGGAAGAGTCGCAGCTGAAACCAAACGTGTAGATAACGAAGATGCTAGAATAGCAGCTGAAACCAAACGTGTAGATAACGAAGATGCTAGAATAGCAGCTGAAACAGCTCGTGATACAGCAGAACAGGAAAGGGAATCAAATGAAGCCACTAGACAGGCAAATGAGGCGATTAGAGAGACTCAAGAGGCTGCAAGGGAAAAGAATACAGCTGATGCTATAACTGCCGTAAATGAGGCTAAAACAGCTGCACAACAGGCTACTACAAATGCTACTACTGCTGCTAACAATGCCAACACTCAAGCAGCAAGGGCCAAAGAATATGCAGACAATCCACCCAAAGTAGGAGATGATGGTTATTGGTATCTTTGGGATGAAGTTAATGATGTATATGTAAATACTGGTTGGCCATCCTCAGGTATTATCTTAAAAGGTAGTCTTGATAGTCCAGAAGATTTAGATACTATAGTAGATCCACAACTTAGTGATTCTTATATTGTTGGTACAGACTTATACTTTTGGAATGGTACAGAATGGGTTAACATGGGTAGATTCCAAGGACCTCAAGGAGAACCTGGTAAAGATGCTGAACTTAGTAAAGCAGCTATCGAAGCTGTATTAGTAGGTGAAGTAACTACTCATACTCATGATACTAGGTATTATACTAAGGATCAAACTGATGCTAATATAAAGGTAGTAGCAGATGACCTTGCTAACAATTACTATAATAAATCCCAAGTAGACAGTAAATTTACTTCTGTATATATTTTCAAAGGATCTGTAGATACGATTGAAGATTTACCTACTGAGGGTAATATCATTGGTGATGTATGGAATGTTCGTAAGAACGATACTAACTATGCATGGACAAGTGAAGGTTGGGATGCATTAGGTGGTACTGTTGAATTAGCTTCATTAACATCTAATGGTTTGATGTCTAAAGAAGACTTTGCAAAGCTACAAGGTATTGAAGCAGGTGCACAAGTTAATAAGATTGAAACCATTACCAAAAGGGTACTTTTGAACGCTGTAGATAAGAATGTAACTATACCAGAGGATATTAAGATCTCAGATACTGAACCTACTGAGGAAGAGATCATGTGGTTAGATCCTAGTGAGAATTATGACTTTACATTTGATGGTTATAGTCAAGCACAAGCCGATGAGTTGTTTGTAAAGAAGGAAGCAGGTAAAGGTTTATCTACTAAAGACTATACAGCTGAAGACAAAAAGAAAGTAACTAACTTAGGTAGTTATGTGTCTAATGCTACAGGTGCTACTGCTGATGCTAATGCTGTTGCTATTACTCTGGAAAAGAAAGATCCTACAACAGGTACAGCAGATAGTAGTGCAATAACTATTGATAAAGCTACTACTAGTAAAGCTGGTGTAATGTCTGCTGCTGATAAGACTAAGCTTGATGCTTCATTAACTGCTTCTGATAATATTGCAACTGCTACTAAGTTAGCTACTGCTAGAACTATATGGGGACAAGCATTTGATGGTAGTGCAAATATTAGTGGTAATATGACTAATGTGGATCACATCTATATGAACAATTCCCATACTATTTATGTAAAAGATACTAATGGTAATAACCTTGATGTCTTTGGACTTAGTAATACTAATAGTCTTCATATAGGCTACGGCCTTACTGCCAAAGGGTATAATACTTATATAAATAGCAACGAAATCTATTTTAGAACTTCGGCAAATAACGTCGAAAGAATGAGAATAACATCTGATGGTAAAGTAGGTATAGGTACTTCTGCTCCAGAAAGAATGTTGGACGTTGCTGGAGGCGTTCAATTTAAAGCTGACATAGATAATATTATTAAAATTCCTGTAAAATCAACAGGTTCTGGTCATGCTCCCGGTATGCACTTTTATACGAAAGATGGAGCAACTAGAATTGGTGGTGTTGGAGGATATGTAAGCAATCCTAGTTCTGAAAACTATCGATCATATGTCGGATGGGGTGATAGCCCATTTGATTTAAATTCATCTTTAACAGTATCAAATAGTTCTATAACCTATAAAGGAAATAAAGTATGGCATGCTGATAATGACGGTGCAGGTAGTGGATTAGATGCTGATTTGTTAGATGGTTATCAATTAGTTACTATTGGAAATGCTACTGGTCCTCATTCTGTTTTTAGTAGGCCATCTATTGGAAATGAATTCAGATCTTGGCATATAGGTAATTTACCAACTGTAGCTTCCACTAGTACTGGAGAAGCTAAAGTAGTATTCAACATTTACGGTTTAACTAACTTTGCTTCTACAGAAGAAATATTTACTACTATTACTGCCAGTACAAGAGGAAAAATTGGAGTTGAGGTTGTAAATCACATAGGAGATGCAAGTCAATATAAAGTTGGTTATGTAGCTACTGATTCAGAAGTACAAATTTGGGTAACAAATCTACAAAGATATGGAGGAACTTCCAGTTTGGATATCTGCGTTAGTAAACAATTTACTTTAGTAAATTCTGTTCAAACTACTGTTCCTGAGAATATTGTATATGTAAATGTAGGTAAAATTGTTACTACTTCCAATCTAGAAGATACTCTAGCATATTGGTATGAAAATGATGAAAACAATTCATCCACAACATGTGCAACAGGTGGTAATAGAAATGTAATTGAATCATTAAGAAGTAAATTCAAGAGATGTATTGCTAAACCATATGGAGATGATGCTGCATTGATTAGTTACTTAAATGAAACAGATAGTAATAAATGGCCTGATGGTACATCTGCTACTTACGAAACCGTTAGAAAGGAGAGTTTAATGGTGCATTTCCCTAAATACTATCACAAAACTATAGAAAGAAGCCCAGGTATTTGGAGAACATACATATCAGAACAACAAATTGATAATGACTACATTGAGGAACCAGAATTATTATTAGGTACGTTTGAAGGAATAATTTCAGATGAAAATGGAGGAGCGTTGACTAGTACTGGATCTTCTATATTAACAGCATCTAAAACTATAGCACAGTTCGTTGCAGCAGCAAAGGTAAATGGTTCAATGTATGGTATTGGTGATTATAGGTCTCATGCTACTATAGCTAGAATGTTTTGTGCTTACTATAAGACTACTAATATTAGTACAAGCAATAGTGCTATTCCTTGTTCAGGAGGTACTAAGAGATATAACTACGGTTGGACTGGTGGAACAAAGGCTTTAGGTAATAGAGATGGGAAAGCAGCTGTAAATAATGATACTGGATACTACTCAACTAACTTCTTAGGACTTGAAGACTGCTATTACAGTAAGTGGGAGTTTGTACAAGGAATAAACATTTTAAAAGGTAAATACGTTGTATATGATGGAGGTTCATTCCCAGATAAGGATGTAGCAGAGCTTGAAGCAGCAGGTGCTACTAATATCAGAGTTGTAGGATATGAACCTAATCCAGCTGCAACAGCAGCATATAATGGATGGACTAAAGCCGTAGTTCAAGGTAAATATGGTGATATAGTTCCTACAGCACATGGTGGATCTGAAACCACTTACTATTCCGACTATAGTTGGTTTAATCCAACAGGAAATAGAATCTTTCTACGGTCGGGTCTTTCGGATGATGGTTCTCGATGCGGGGTCTTCGTCGCTGATGCTACTCATGCATCCTCGGATTTGTGGGCGGGTATCGGTGCAAGATTAGCCTTTTACGGTAAGATCGTTGTAGTTGATTCAGATACATTTAAGAAAATGCAGGCATAGTCCTGAGTAATATAGATAATTAAATATTAATAACAAGGGCGGGATCTAAAAGAATTACTATGAGATGACTTTATAGTAAGACTGCTGTCACATTATTTCATACTTGAAAAAACAGTCAGGTAATTCAGATAATGGTTCTCAATGCAGAGTCTTCATAGCTAATGCTAATAATGCATCCTCGAATTCATAGACGAATATCAGTGAAATTTTGGAACTAACAGATACTTTCATATACTTTCAAAAATGTTTGTTGAACTTAGATCAGCCTTACCTCTAGGTAAAAGATAACAGGTGCTTTGAAGAGACCCTAGTAGTATTGGGCGAACGGGTCTTACCACCAAAATAGCTTATGAAAAGAATAGGCAATTTATTTAACAGGATAATATCATATGAAAATCTGGTCCGGGCTGAAAAGAAGGCTAGGCTAGGTGAAACTAAAAGATACGGCGTTAAGAAATTTGACAGGAACCCATATGAAAATCTGGTCCGGTTACAAAAGGCATTAATTGAAGATACTTATCGTACTTCGGAATACTGCGTATATACAATCATCGCCGATCGTGGTAACAAAGAAAGAGAAATATATAGGCTACCGTATTATCCAGACAGAATAGTCCATCATGCTATAATGAATGTTATAGAACCTTACCTTGTTAGTAGATTTACTGCAGATACCTTTAACTGTTTAAAAGGAAGAGGTATTCATTATGGAGTAAAGAGATTGAAAAGAGATTTAAAAGCTGATAAAGAAGGCACAAAATATTGTTTAAAATTAGATATTAAAAAGTTCTTTCCTTCTGTAGATCAAGATGTGTTGTACTCACAATTTGAAAAGATATTTAAGGATAAGAAACTATTAAGATTATTACATCATGTAGTTTATTCTACACCAAAAGGTTTACCAATTGGAAATTACATATCTCAATTTGCAGCAAATTTGAATTTGACTTGGTTCGATAGGTGGATTAAACAAGTATTAAAAATAAAATATTATTACAGGTATTGTGATGATATTGTTATATTACACCCAGATAAAGATTACTTAAGATATTGCTTACAAGAGATTGAAAAATATCTAGCTGATAACTTGAAACTAAAAGTAAAACGTAATTGGCAGATATTTCCTGTAGAAGCAAGGGGTATAGATTTTATTGGTTATGTATTTTACCATGATCGTACTTTACTCAGGAAAGATATCAAAAAGAAGTTTATTCATAAATTAAGTTATAAAAGTAATAATAAGAGGATAGCAGCACTAGCAGCTTATTGGGGATGGTGTAAATATGGAAACTGTCATAATTTATGGTATCGCTTTACGAGATCTTATAATTTTAAAGATTATAGACAAAAATTATTAAGTGATGATGGAATTAAAGAAAGTACAGGGTGATAATATACCTGAAGTAATAGAATACCTAGGAATGAATGAATGGGCAGTTAGATGGGATATTGAAGAAGTTAATTCAGAAGATATACATGGCTATGCCTATTATGAATTAAAATTCAATGAAGAACCAACCTACGATTCGTTCGTAAGTAAAATCATTAGAACAAAGTATAGTGCAGATGAGGAAGCAGCATTAAAATCTAATATGGTTGAACAGTTATTAAATGGTAGTCAACCAATAACTAGGTTTGATGAATGGCAGAATTTCCAAGTACTTAGGACTAATGCTAAAACAATTGGCAAACAAATATTTAATATCTAATTATGGTAATCAAAGTAAAATACAATGGGGAATGGGTTAAGATACCATACTTAAGTGATGTACATGGTGAAGAACTCGTAACAGAAGCTCCAAAAGATGACAAACAATATGCTAGACAAAATGGTGTTTGGACTGTAGTAAATATACCAGAAGTTGACTTTACTGATATCTATACAGCATTAGATACAAAAGTAGATAAAGTTGAAGGCAAAGGACTGAGCACAGAGGATTATCTTACTCTAGATAAAACTAAAGTTAACAATCTTAATGAGGTATTAGAAAATGCAGTATTAAATACTACAGCTACAGGATCTACTATTACTCTAGATAAAAGGAACTTAGTAACCAATGTAGTAGAAAATATAGAATTGAATCTTCCTGCATCTACTACAGCTTTAGCTGGTTTGATGTTACCTTCAGATAAGACAAAGTTGAATGGCATTGCTGCTGGTGCCGAAGTAAATGTTAATGCTGATTGGAATGCTACAGAAGGAGATGCATTGATATTAAATAAACCTACATTATCTACTGTAGCTACATCTGGTAGTTACAACGATCTTACTAATAGACCCACCATACCTACCGTAGATGTTAACAAAAAATATGTAGATGATCAATTAGCTACTAAAGCTGATTTAGCGGATTATACGGTATTTGACATCTTCATGAAAGTGGCAAACGGCGATACTCCATCTATATCTCAAGAAGACTATAATACATTACTAGAGAAGCTTCCAAACGGTTTTGTTAATACACTCCCAATTAGAGATAATCCTGCGTATATATCAAGTCTTTTTGGCGGATATAACACCAATGGTGATAATTCTTTTTGGTTTTATGCGCAACAAACTATGGGGGTTAATCATTGTTCTATACAAATGTGGATACGTCAGAATTTAGATGTGGAAACTCAGGTCAATAATGATTATTTAATTCCGGTAACTGATGGAATTTCTATACAGGCAAGTGTTACAAATAATTCTACTGATTCTAATGTTAAGGAAGTAGTAATACATACTACAGGTGACGGATCAAAAGCTTTAATGGATGACGGCAAGTATCGTAAGCTTCCAGTATATGGCA